GTACTTCTGCTTTACATCCGAACCCCCAAGCCAAGGGCAAGGGTCAACAAATCAGAATTGGACAAAAGCCGCCATATGGCGGTGCGATCAGAACGGCAAGCGGACGGCTCCTCTGGAAGACCCGTTATGGGATTCCAAAAAGGACGGATGGAGTGCAGAGGATGCTTTTGATTCGTTTTTAGACTACACGGGCGGCGACTTGAAAGAAGCCGCCACTCCAGGCAAGCCTGAAACAATGGCTCAACGGCACGGGCGTATGGAGCCAAAAGGCTTCAAGAAGCGTCAGGAGTGGGTTGTCTTTTGCAAGGAGGTCTTAAAGGATTGGAAAAGCGGCGACATGGCACTAAACCGCATGGAGATGGTGATGAGCGAGATCCAGCACATCAGTTACGACATGGGCCACTTTGATACCCGTGGCATGACCGACCCGTTTGACCCTAAGTATATTAATGCGGTGGGCCGGGCGTTCCGCAAGAGCATCGGCAAGCGGGAGCGGGTTGGTCGCCTGGGCATGGGCGGTGGCTTTAACCCCTCTATGGGCAAGGTTACAATCAACGAGATCACCGAATACCTGACGGCAGTCCTGGACTTTTGCCAATCCGAATGGGCAGACTTGGACAAGCAGTACGGCATCAAATAATAGAAAAGAGCAAGGCACATAAAGCCCAACCATTAGGAAAAGCCTAATAGTTGCCCCTGAAGAAAGCACCCACATGAAACAGTACCAAGAATTTAAAAAACAGATAAGCGAACAAATAGACCCAGAACAATTAGAACAATTGGACGAGACAAGCCTGTTTAAAAAAGGATTAGTCCATTTACGGAAGGCTATGCGTGGAGAAAAAGGCGCAATACCCCAACCAATCGCAGGGGGAATTCGGACTGCTGCTAAAATTGCTAGAGTTGCGTCGGTGCTTGTGCCAAAATTAGGAAGAGTAAGAAACACTACCGCATTGCGGTTTGGAAGTCGGAAAGACATGGAGAGCCGTGAGGGGCAGCAAAGGGTAAAGGCAAATGACAGTTGGTTCAACAGAGGAACTGGTGAAAAGGCTGTTGGTGGTTCGCCAAGCCACTTTGATCCAAGCAATGAAAGTGATAGGCTCGATCTTGGTAGATGGTCACAGCACACAAAAGGTAGATTCTCAAGTGCAGGAGGTTCAAGGAACTTAGGCAAAGGGCGATTTCGGGATGACACTGGAAATAATGTGTTTGAACTTGATCGAGAAGAGGAGTTGCAGCGCACGGCAGCCCTTGCAGATCGGGAGAGGGCATCCCGTGGTCACGAAGAAATACAAAGAAAAAGAGACGGTGTTGACGAGACAAACGGTAGCGGATGGAAGGCAACACATAACGGTATAGTCAGATATTTCCCAAGCAGGGATGAGGCTGATACTTGGTATAGGAAACAGGCGCAAGATCACTACCTCTATTCGCCCGTCGGCGGACTTCAGCAGAGATTGGATCGGGAAAAGGCTGCGGCGAGGCAAAGGTCGGCAGGGGGAGCACACACATGAAACAGTACCGAGAATTCTTGGGCGAAAGCCTACAACCCCGTCGATTAGGCAAAAACAGTAACGGCATGACTGTGTACCAGATCGGCGACCGCTACTTTGTTATATCGTACTCCTCAATGGCAGACGAAACAGCCGTTTTCCAAGCAACAAATGCCCAAGGCGATGTGGACGACTACACAGAAGTTGTTTCTATACAGGGAGGCGAATCTGATGCCGAAATGCTTCGGCTAACGCTTTCTGCCATTGCTAATGGGCGTGTGCCGAAACCGGATGAGCGGTTAAAAATCGAGGCAGAGCAAGCCGTTATTCGATTAGAGGATCGAATCGGGGAATTGGAGCGGCACATTCAAGGTGCAGGGCGGGAATTAAAACGATTGCAGATGGATTTGGCTTCAGCAGAAGCCGCCATGAAGAAGGGCACATATAAAATCATCTTTTCGTTAACAGATTTCCGCCCGGGCTCCAAGCCTTGGGACAGATAAGAAAGACCCATGCAGAACGATTCCAAGCCGGAAGCACAGCGTATTGTTTCGTTTCGTGACTTTTCTACTGCCCATGACCCAAAGGAATATAGACGGCAGCGTGGGATGCTTGACGGCGGCAAACTACATATTGCATACGATAAGGGCAAACCCCAAACAGTGAAGGCAGGACAGCAAGGAAAATAATAATGAAAACATACAGCCAACTCATAGCCGAAACCGATTCCCGTATGTACGGAGATGACTCTGTGCTAAAGCCCAAGCCGCCGTGCAAGGGCAAGGATTGCGACAAAAAGAAGAAGAAGCCCAAGCCGTTCATGGGCTATGAAGAGGTCGAGGCAATGAAAGCGGATCCGTTAAGCGAGGGAACATCGGAGAAGAAAGAGGCAATGCAATCCATAGCCGACTGGAAGGACAAGATGAAGATGGTTGAAGACCACATCATCCTACAGGACAAGCGGCTCGCAAGCATGGAGAAAAAACTAGTGACCGCCGAGAAGAAATTGCAACAGGGCGACTACGGCTGGATCTCCAGTGAACTCTTCTTTAACGGGGATCTCTTCTGATGAAGGCTTTCCTGCTGTCTCTTATGCTTACAGGAAGTGCCTGTGCCGAAACACTAGTGATACCTGTGCAGGATCTGCTTTTCGAAATTCCACAGTTTACAAATGCGCCCCAGTTCAACTTGGGTGGGGCATTGCAGGGTCAATGGACACCCGAGACTCCTAAACGCACAGATCGCCCGACCCAGCGCCAATTAGAGAAAAAATTGATAAATATGCTATGGGATGAATACCCTGATGCCGAATCCATTCGTATATGGCACGGCAGCGTTATTATCAGACTACCAAACGAATAAAGAGGAATATCCAATGGCAAAAAAGATTAACCACAAACGCTTTCCTAATCCGCTTCCCCAAGAACTTCACGGGCCATTCTTTCAAATGGGATTTGATGACGGCAACTTGAAGGATGATGTGGTTGGAGCCGGACCGCATACTTGGGATGCCAAAATGCTGAAGCCAACGCAAAAGGATGTGTACTTAGGCAAGGCGTTAGGAATGGCAATCGGCGGCGTGGCTGGCGGCGATCTGAAAAGCGTAGTGAGCCATGATAATTATATTTTAGACGGTCACCACCGTTGGGCAGCAACCCTGCTAAACAAGCCTTCTGCAAGAATCACTGGAATACAGGTGGCACTGGATATCAGAGATTTGGTTCCCGTGCTTCGTGCAGCAGGAGATGCCTTTGGCAATACCCGTCGAGGCGCACCTTCGGGCGACTCAAACATATTCGGATCAACCATGCGGGATGCAATGGAAGCAATACTTGAAGGCAAGGGAATGGATGCAAAGTTCTATGACAAACAGAAGGCAATTGCATGGTTGGCTGGCATTGGTGGAGAGGCTGAATTAAAGAGGCGTATTGGTTTCATCAAGCGAGCCAGGACTCCACCCCGATCACCAGCCAGAAGTAATATGCCTGTGATTGATGATCAGAAAAATCAAGAAGCAATAGTGGCCCGCTATCTTCGTGAAGGCAAGATCGACATCTATGCGCCGTACTTCCTTAAAAACATCAAATAAATGAAACCGTTTTCACAATACATCAATGAATCCCACAATATACTCTCTTCTTTGAACTACAATCCTGTAAAAAAGAAGAGAATCATGTATCTCTTCTACGATCTCTCGAAAGGCAGCATTAACCAAATGCCTAAACTATCATACGGAGTAAATCCCGAAGATGGTGTAAAGGTTACAACAGTTCTTCCTGATGGCAAAGAAACAGATAATACTGCCACGAAAAACGATATCATCATGTCGGGAACTAGCAGGGAAAAGTATGTTATAAAATCAGCAAAGTTTCCAAAACTCTATGAAGGAAGTATTGGTGGAAAAGTCTATCCAGAGCAGAGTGATCGAATGGTTGCTCTTTATACAGGAAAAGATAGCATTAGTTTTACCGCTTCGTGGGGAGAACAGATGGTTCTAAAGAAAGGTGACTATGTTGTGCGGGAGAAAGACGACGGTGGATACTACCGCATAGCAAAGGCAGAGTTCGAAAAAACATACAACCCTCTTTAAAAATAAATGAAGACCTATCGCCAACTCCTTGAAGATATCGAACTTATTTCTGGTATTCGAAGGGCTACCCGTGGGGATATGAATACTGCACAGGATGAGTTTGATTATTCAAATAAGAAGAATCTTGGAAAGATTCACAAGGACTATTCTCTTTATAAGTCGGGTGGAGACTTCTTCATCATTCATGACAAGAGCAATAAGGTGGTTGGGAATATTTCAAATCAGACTCCCCACAAAAGCAAGCATCTCGAAGTGGAGGCGACTGCTGTTCATCCTGATCATACAAAGAAGAAGATCGGACACTCGCTTGCCGTTGCTGCATACAAGCATCTTCATAAGCAAGGCTATACCATTCGTAGCGGTAATGAGCAGAGTCCAGGTGGTGCATCCATATGGCATGGTCTGATGAATGATCCCCAAACCAAGAAGTATGTCCATGCGGTACACCATCCTTATGGTGGAAAGAAGACAGATCTTGGACAAGCAAGCAAGTTGCACACGGGAGACATATGGCAGTCTGGTAGTGGAGAAGTTCGTCGCAAGGCAGCATCCAAGGGTATTCGAATGCACAAGTACTCGTCGGATGCTACGGATAAAGCAATGGATACCCATCTTGAACTGAGGGCAAAGAAATGAAACCCTTTTCACAATACATCATTGAAGCAGCAGAAGGCTATCGTTTTTCCGGTGCAAATCCAACGGTAGACCTTGTGGTTTTTCGTGAGGCAGCCAGCGGCTTAGAGATTCTGCTCATCAAGCGCAGGACAGATGCAGTTGAAGGCGGAAAGTGGGCTATTCCTGGCGGTTTCGTTAATACCACAGCCAAGCGTGGCGAAGCATGGAAGAATGGAACCACGGAACCGATTGCCGATGCAGCCGTGCGTGAGATGGAGGAAGAGACAGGACTAAAAATCACGGGAGAACTGCGCCAAGCCATGCGATCCGTGGGCACATACAAGGGTGGCGGTCGTGATCCCCGTGACACAGATCAGGCATGGTCGATCTCGTATGCCTATACCGTCACAATACCCCGAGGCATGGGCAAGAATGTGCGTGGAACCGACGATGCATCCGATGCAAAGTGGTTCTCGGTTGACCGCTTGCCTCTTCTTGCATTTGATCACAAGGATATAATCACCGATGCGCTTGGAACCAATAAAAAAGCAAAGCAACGCAAGGCTTTCAACCAGACCAATGAAAGTCGAATCGTATTGTTCAAAGATTTTCTTGTTGAAGCAAACCGTGGTCTTACTGCAAAAAAGAACGAATGGGACACCTTGTCAATTCAACAGGTGCGTGGCAACACCGATGTTCAGCACGACATTTTCAACATTATTAGTGCAGCCTATGCACCGCTTGGAGGACATCCTGATTTTCCCAATGCAGACTCTGTTCCTGCGGACAACAACATTACCGATGTCATAGACACCGATCCACAAGACGATGTGGATGCAGCAGTGCTGTCAAAAACCACTCCGTTCGGCAAAAAGATGACCACGATTGCATCGGACGGTGGAACCGAAGCCAAGCGTGAGGTTCTAAAGAAAGCCGTGGACATACTCAATACTCCAGGAAGTTATGTGGAGGCAAGTGGAAAAATCTTTGACATACTTGTTGCCCGTGGTGCGCCTGTTGTAAAGGACGAGGCTACCGTGCGCCATGTGCTGAAAGGCAAGGAAATCCAATGGCAGGGAGATGATGGGTCGTATTCCCGAAAGATCGGCGGCAAGACCCATACAAAGAAAATGCTTGGAAAACCACGGGTCTGACTCTGATAAATCCATAGATAAAATAGATTTATCCAAGGAGGTCAGCCATGAAAATTGCATTAGTTTTAGCAATGGCACTCGCTATGGTTGGAGGATGCAAATCCTCTGTGCCTGTTGCCAATACCCCTATTATCGCAACCCCAACAACAGTTGATGTGGAACGGATGGTAAGAGCCGTTCCACTTGTGTTTTATGATGGATCAGCAGGTGCAGGAGTCTTGTTTAAAACGGGTGACAAGGTGGGCATGATTACTGCTGCTCATGTTATAGCCGATGGGGATGCAGAAAAAGAAACTCCAAAAACCTACGGGCAGAAAATCATTCATATCATTGGATACCAACCAGGAATCGAGGAAATACAGTACAGTACCTCGGCAAAGGTTATTGCGCTTGATCCGGTTGAGGATTGGGCTGTGCTGCAAATAGATGAAGAAAAGCAAGGAATGCAATTTGTGGATTTTGCGGACACGCTTCCTCGTATCGGACAACCTGTATGGATGATTGGTTCTCCGTTGCTTGATGCAGGAACAGTTAGTCGTGGAGTTGTGTGTCATCCGTTCCGAAGCATAAGCATTTCACCCAATGCAAAAATACATTTCATTCATACCGATGCTGTAGGCATGAACGGCTCCAGCGGCGGCGGGTTGTTTACAGAGAACGGACGCTGTGTAGGCATTATTGTTCGTAGAAATGCACTGAATGGCACAATGTATGCCTTTCCTACATTTTTGATTCGTGAACGCATCTGCTCTATGTTCTTGCCTCCTGATCCCATGCCCCCATTCGTGGAGTAGGCTGCTCTACTACATATCCTGTAAATTAGGAGACAAACATGAAGACTTTCAAATCTTATTTGGCAGAATCTGTAGGCATGGGTGGAGTAAATTATGAGAAAAAGGTAGAGGCTGTCATGGACAGACTTGCGAAAGAGTATCCCAATTTCAAGAGAATAGAGAGTGCTGGTGGAGCATTTTCTTCTGCTGGATCAGGAGATGCATCTTTCACCATTAATGGTCGAACCATCAACATGGAGATCAAGATGGATGGCAATGCACAGATGGGCGGCACATCCATCAATTATGAACGGGACGCAGACGGATTTGTTGGTTCGTTTCCTGACCGTCTTGTGGATCGCTTTGATTTCACAAAGATCAAAGAAGAAGATGTAGAGATGTTCTCTAATGCCCTTATTCCTGTTGTAAAATACCTTGACCAACTACTAGACCATTTCTCTTCGCTTGGTGATCCATTCTATGATACCGATGAAGGATTGGGATTTCCACTAAAGGTAAAGAACAAGGATTGGGAAGCCGCCAAGAAAGCAGGACTAATCATTCCAACAAATAAAAAGATAAAATATAATGCACAATGGATTCGTCAGCACTATCAGAAGAAGAATGTAGACTATATTCAAATCGGAGGAATGGGTCTGTTTCATACAGGCAATGACATATTGGGTCTTGAAGTTCCAATGCTTGAGGGAGACATTGACATAGAGATGCGTCCAGGACCAGCAGGATCTGGTGGAAAGCCCTATCGCTCTGTTGGATACCGTGTACAGGGCAGACTCAAACTTGCAGGAGCAAAGTCTTCTATATCGCTTGATAATTATGAGTCTGCTGTTAATGGTCTATCCAAAACACTAAAGGGAGAAAGATGAAAGAAAAAATAGACTATTGCAAAATGCTGTTCGGCAGCAGTCTGTTTGCAGATCACCTCAAGCAAGACGAAGAAGATACTCTTTGGGAAAACCGTACATTCACTAATTTAAAGAATTATCTTGAGCACAACCACTCTCCTGGATATGCAGCAGCACGGGGAACAAGCCAAGAGGTGCTTGATGCAGGGCTGAAAAAGTCATTGGATACACTTTGGGATTGTGCTGATTGTGCCAAACTGTACCGAAACAAACTCATACCTTCAACAGGAGAGTGGATGTACCGAGGAATGGGATTACCGCTCAATCTGTTCAAAAAGATGACACAAAGTTTTCCAAATTCTAAAAGGAAAGATGGCATTGTTATTGCATCTATTCCCTATCACCACAAGCGTGTTGTTGAGAGTTGGTCAACAGACTTTATCACATCAATGCGATTCACATGGGGAACTCAAAACTATGCAACATGGAGATCATACAGCCGTAATCGAATCGCCAAGGAATGGGAAAGAATTGCAGACGAGATGGCAACAGGAAAAGAGACTGCTCCGTACATACCTGTGGTATGGATGATGAAAACAAAGTCAAGGAAATGCCTGTTCAATCCTGATTTCACCGATCTTTTGTCCTCTTGGCAACAGCGTGAGATATTGAGATTCGATAACAGCCCTGCAACTGCACGGGTTATGACGCATCACAAATTTGTTGATTTGGTTTTGAATAAAAAGATATAACAATGAAGTCTTTCTCACGGTATATCACAGAACTCGCCTCTCCCCGTAAGTCTCTTTGGATATTTGACTTTGACGATACTCTTGCCGTGGACAAATCCACAGTTGATGTGCTTGATAAAACCACTGGAGAAATTGTAAATCGCCTTTCATCAGAGAAGTTCAAGTCTTACAAGTTGAAAGACAACGAAAGATTTGATTTCGAGGGACACTCAAAGAAAGAGATAAGAGCCGATCCTATTCCTGCCACTCTAAAGATTATGCGTAGGGTAATGAGGCGTGGAGGTCGTACCGTGATACTCACTGGTAGGGCTAACGGGGCAGGAGTGGAAAAATATTTAAAGAACATGGGAATAGACATAGAGGTTGTGGCAATCGGCAGCAAGGCAGGTGGATCACACGAAGGCATTGCCCGTGCAAAGCGTGATTGGATTGCAGCCGAGATTGACAGGGGCTACAATGACATTGAGGTGTTTGATGACAACTCCCTCAACATTGAGTACATCAAGAAGTTGTCTGATCCTGGAAATGTTCGGATCAAGACACGATTGGTAAAGTATTCGCCCAGATACAAAGGATAAAAAAGAACACCCTGCCTTTCAGCAGGGTGTCTTTGTATTGTGTAGGTAAGCCTAAGCCTATTTGTTTTAGACGAAGTCGTTTGGTATCACTTCTGCTGTGGTGTTTATCTTTCCTAGACGGGTCGAGACTCCAGATCTAAAGTTAGATACTTCCAATTGATCATTATACAATCTTACTCCCTTGTTAAAAACAACAGTACTTATCTCATCTGTGAATACTATTCCTCCAGAGATCAAATCTCCGTACTTTATACCGAAATACCAATTCGAATTACTATAGTAGTCCATCATCTGAATACTGGAATTATTAGATAACTGTACTTCACCAAAGTCCATTCTATAGGGAGTACTCGGAGATGATGTCGTTACGGTTGTTGCGCTAAGTAATAACTTGTTAACTGCCAATGGCCCTCGTACATACATATTATGTGAGTTGGTGCTTGCACCTTCTCCAACCGACACTGTCTTTAGATTAACCTGTGTCGGTGTTCCAATAAGACCAGGGGTTCTTCCTAACAATAGTCCAATATTGTCATATGATGTATTGTATCCTGCTATTTGACTCCAACCACCTACCCATATTTGTGTGTCGGTATCAAAAGTTGTACCCATTCCCAAATCTTGGAATACTGTTGCCCGATTCCAATCATTTGCCAATCTAAATGACCAACTAGTGCTTTTTGGTGCACAACGAAGAAATCCAACACTAGAATAATCATCAAAGTTCCATTCAACATGATATCTTCCTGCTTCTGCATCAATCTTTCCTGCTGTTGCTCCCTTGAGTGTCAAGTGTCTTCGCTGAATCGTACCTAGCGGAGCATTATACCGACTATTCCATATTTCGGCAGTGCATCCGAATCTATTGATTGTATTGAAGTAACCAGAAAGAACATATTCTGGAGTTCCATAAAGATTTGCAACCGTATTAACATAAGCGGTAGCCGTTGCACCACTTACTCCTGGAACAGATACAAAATTCTTTAGGCAGTTGATCTGAATAATTCCCTGTATTGGAGAGTTGGTATAACTATTTCCTACAACTAAACTTCCACTTGTATCTGGAGTTGTGGAAAACATCGGTGTCTTGATGCGAATTCCTGCTTTTAATCTTTCTGTTCCACCTGTTCCACCATAAAAGCCATTGCCGAAGATTGGTGTTAGCAGCCAATTCCAATATCCTATCGTTCCGTAACCAGAAGAAGCACCAGCACTCCAACCTCCACCAAAACCTCCATCACCAGTGCCACCCCAAATCATGGGATTAAGCACAAATCCTTGGGCTGCTGCATCTATTAAAGCATTAGGAAAATAAATACTCTGAGGATAAGTCCCTGCGGATCCTGTACCAGTAAACAATCCTCCTCCAATATATGAGAAGGGATATTGTGTATTAAAACCAGTCGGAACGAGTATGACCTGACCAGTGGCTGGATCTGTGATAGTATTATTCTTTGGCTTTAAGCCATTGGCTCCGATATGGATTTGAAGCAAACTACTATCGTATGTTGTTCCCGAGGCTCCTGCTCCCGAGGTCAAACCTCCCAACCAAGTTACAACATTACCTGATTGTGATGCTCCTCCGAAAAGGCAAGGAGCCTTTGCCTGTGGAAGAACCCCCCCCATAAGAGGATTCCCAACACCAAATGTAACACCATCAGGACAGAATTTTACGATGTCTCCTATTGCTGGTGCTTTCTTTGAGAGCCACCAACCTATAGAATTTGGATTCGCCCCAATATATGGAAGTCTATACTCGTACCAATTTAGAGCATTATTCCAATCAAAAGGCAATACCCAATTCATATTGGCTGCGCCGTATAATCCTGTAAAATTACCAAGTGGATTTGTATAAGATCCTGTGGTTCCTGTGGAACCTCCTACCCATGCAAATATACTCATTGTTTTTTCCTCTTTTTTCTGTTTTGTTTACACAGAATTCATTTTTGTTTTGTTAATGATTGTGTTAGAAGGCTATGTTTCCAGAACCAGGTGTGGTTATTGGCTTGCCCTGTTTTGTTGATGTAAGATTTCCTGCAAAAAGCGCACCTTCGATTATTGTATCATTCCAAAGTCTCAATCCCTTACTTCCTCTTATTTCCTGATAATCCTCATAAATGTTTGAAGACGATAGAACACCACCGTTTATTATTCCGTTTTCTTGAACACCAAATTCCCAACCATCAAATTCTGCACAGTGGGCAAACGAAAGTTTGCATGATTTTCTCATATCTAATGTGTGTATTTTTACCTTGGAATTTGGAGAAATTATTGATCCCCAACCTTCAACATACCATCCTGAAATATCGCAGTTGTTTGCCGCAATTTTGTTTATTACTGCACTACCACCAAAAAATACTTGAAGTGCTGTGTTGGCGAGGTCGCCATTATATACTAAATCTTTACCCAAAACCAAACTATTGGCTGTGAATGTTGCACCATCTCCTCCTATGACTACACCTCTAAACCCTACCTGATTGTGGTTAGACCCAAATGCAGCATCATAGAGAGGCAGTTGTACGCCCGGGTCACCGGTGTTGTTGATTGCAACATTACCAAAATCTATGTTTGGAACATCTGCGGTATTGCCACCTGATGCAATAGCATAGGTTCCCATATCATTCAAGACTTCTCCTCTTGCCATTCTGCCATAGAGTTGTACAAAGCCTCCTTGTGGATTTCCCATTTGATCCACATGGAATTCTGCAATATTTGTTGTAGGGCCAGCATATATGCTTCCGAAATTTCCAGAGATTCCAGCATTGGTTACTGTTAATTGAGCAATTGTTGCTCCTTGTAGAAGCAGTAATCCTCTTGGTGCGGTTGCTCGGAATCCAACTTGTCTGTATGAATCATAATTTGTTAGTTTTGTTATTGGATTTGTGCTTGTAAAATTACGGGCAGGGCTAATTTGCATTGTGCGAGCATATCCCTTAAAGCGCAACTCATGGTGTCCTTGCGAAGAAACAGTTGTGTTTGCAAACCAACCACCAGAACTACCAGCTGTAGCACCATAGTAAGAAATACTCTTTACTGTTTCAATATCAACAACACCTTGATTTACAAGAGTATTAATATTGTTTCCTGCATTGGGTGAATCTGGATTTGAAGCAGCCGTAATTCCTCCAATTTTTATTTGTTGAGCAGATATTTTCAGTTGATTTAATCTTGTTAGTCCACCTGTTGCTGCTACAGCAGCAACCAAAGATTCCCAAGAGGCTTCGCCCCAAATTGATGAATCAAGAGTAAATCCCTTGGCTTCTGCATCAAGAAGTGGACAATGGTCAGTATTTGGAGAATATAGATTGGAAATTCCTTGTCCGAATCCAATATTCGCAAACTTGTATGCTGTTGTTGGTTTATTAAAATTTACAATGTTCAATAAAGCAAGAGCAGTATCATTTGTTCCACCCACAGAGTTTGTACCAGATGCACCTCCACCGTACCAAGTTACAACATTACCTGATTGTTCTACTCCTCCGAAAAGGCAAGGAGCCTTTGCGTTTGGTTGACCGATAAAATACAGTGGATTATTTGTCCCAGTACCACCAAACTGAACAACATCTCCTGCCGAGGGAGATCTCAATGCTGGGAAAAAATATTCACCATTGAGTCCGAACTTTTCAACCCAATTGTTTGGATTATTCCAATCAAATGCAAGTATCCAATTCATGTTTTCTGCACCCGTTTTGCCTGAGAAATTACCCAAATTATTGGTATAAGATCCCGAAGTGGCGGTTGCGCCACCTACCCAGTAATATTCTGCCATAGTGTTATTCCTTTTTAAGCCTGTTTGTTTCTGTTTTCAAGAAAACATAATATGATGGCTAATATACGATGCCATAAGCATCATGCGTATTTATGACCAAAAGCCGTAAGAAAATACGGGAAAAGCCTATATATTATATTAAAGATAATTAACCATGAAAACATACAAAACCTTCATCTCCGAACTATTCGACCGCAAGATTCCCATGAAACCATTCTCCACAGGAGATACGACTTGGGGATATACATTTATTCTTATGAATAAGGGCGGCAAGGCTGAACTGGCTCCCCAAGGCAAGGATTTAGAGGCATTTGTTATTGGTTGGTTTCTTAAAAACAAGAGTACAGACATTGTGCCTACTCTTGGCTCTTATGATTGGGACAAGGTGTTTGGTGATTCTGTGATTGAGTTTACAAAAGAGTTCAAGCCTGTTGCATATACCGTAGAGTTCTACAATATAAAATTTGAAAAAGACTATAGTGAATTAGAACTAATGTCGGACGGAGACATCCGAAATAATGTATGGGAATTATCATTCTCGATGCGTGAAGCATCATTAACTACAGCAAAAAGAGGAATGCCGAGCAGGACAGGACGATTCCTTTGGAATTGGGATACCGGAACAGACGACGAGGTGAACCGTTTCAGTGCTGCCGATGCGGCAATGATTCTTGGAGCCGTTACTGATGCTGCCAAGGATTTTGTAAATAAAAAGAATCCCCGTGGCATCATCTTTGGAACAAAAGAGACAGCAAACCCTGCCCGTGGTCGTATCTACAGAATGATTGCCCGAGTCACCGCACAGGAAACGGGAGGTGAAGTCACCGAAATCGACAGTCCACGAACAGCAATGGCGAACGGCGTGGTTGTATGGTTTGACAAGAAGAATCCATTTATTTTAGCAGGGGAAAAAACAAATCCTTACCCACAAAAAGCCTAAATAAAGACACACAGAGGGCTTGCCATGCAAAATGAGAACGAACGATTACAAGAAAAGATTCTAAGAATACTCAACGAGGACTCAAGCACTACTGGAGACAGTAGTGGCGATGAAAGCGATATGGCGAAAGCCGAATTGCAATCCCTCATATCTGATGCCAAAGCAATCTTGGCACTAATGGAGCCAAACCAAGACTTGGAAGCATGGGTGCAATCCAAGATCACCAGGGCAGCAGACTACCTTAACTCTGTACACACCTACATGAAAGGTGATTCCGAGTGAAAACAATAAACGAACAGATCACCGAGATTCAGAATCTCATGGAGAAGATAAGCACCGACTCCAAGGGAGCCGTTACAGGTGTACAGATGAGCAAGGATTGTCCTTCTGCTGTTCGTGAACGCCTACAGATTGCCGCCGATACTGCACAGATGAACGAAAAGAACCTTCGTGCCAGACAAGAGGCACTCAAAGGGCAGATAGAGGCAGCCGAAAAAGGTGGAGATGTTGCTGGTACTACAAAGATGCGTGGCGAGTACGATGCACTCAGCGGACACCGCAAGACGAACCTTGAGAACATGGATCGCTTGGAATCCATTACATCCGACTATGCAGTAAAGCACAAGCCTGGAGACAACAACTACGAGCAGCGTGCTCATGCGATTTTCCTCCAAAAGCAGCGGGAAAAGATGGAGACACGGATGAAGGAAGAGGAAGACCGTAGTTTTCCCAACTCTGATACCATTGGCAAACTTCAACGCCGCATATCCCGTGTGGATGCCAGTCAAAAACAGAGCGAGAAGTGGTTATCCGAAAAAGATCCAAAGTGGATGAAGGCTCACAAACAAGCATCGGTTGATCCAAAAGAAGCCGTGAAAAAGCACAAGGAAAGCATTAGTGCCGGGCGCAAGGCTGTTCTTGCTGCACAAAAGGAAACAGAAAAGGCTGTGGCAAACGGAGAGGCTCCACCACAGGCGGCAAGAGCGGCAGCAGCACCCGAAGCAGCAGCCGAACGGGTGCAGCACACTCCTGGAACATCATGGCAAACAAGCCGTGGAACATTCGGTGCAATGAACAAGGGCGGCGTGCAGAAATACTTTGCCTCCGAGGAAGAAGCAAAGGTATATGCAGAATTAGAAAAGGGATCACGCCGATCAGGCGAGAATCGAAAGCGCAAGACAGCCGTGTCTGCCGAGAAAAAGGCTTCGGTTAGTGGAGTTGCCAAAAACATTGTCAAAAAGAAATTGGAAGTAGCCGCAAGCAGCAAAAGTAAAACCGCCAGTGATAATGCCCCAAAAAGAAGCAAGCCAGCAGCCACATTCGGAAAAAAGAGCACTGGAAAATTCGGTCAAACAAAACCACGCACAAAACCTGTTGCTGGAGCATGGAAGCCTGGAAAAAACAAGACGAGAAAATTGCGTGATGACTTTGCCGCTGATCTTGTTGGAAAACATCTACAGAAACTGAACGAAAGGCAAGAAATGAAAGAAGCAGTATCAATTGAAACAATGCAACAAGGCATAACCGATTGTATTGCAGAAATAGAGAAGAACAAGAAACTTGCCCATGCAGCAAAGGCAGCAGGAGACACAAAACAATACAAACGCTGCCGAAATATCATTGCATCCCGATCCTCAGATATCAAGACCATACAGGACATGATAAAAAGAGAGAAGAGAAAATCATCATCTTCAATGGAAGAGGCAGTATCCTCAATAATTTCAAACTCACTTCGACGCAAGAATGAACTATCAGAGGAAAAAGAAAAACCCTACAAGGGATTTGTAAAGGGCAAGAACCACCCCGAGGGTGGGCTGTCCCGTGCAGAAACTGCAAAAGATCCTGATTCCAAGATTAATGCAGCACTACGAGTATGGGGATGTAAGTGCTAAAATGAAATCATTCACCGAGATAAAGCAATATCTAAAAGAAGAAACCGCCGAGCAAACGGTGGAGTTTGATTTAGACGGCAAATCCATTGAAGATGTCACGGCTTTTCTTGACTCTCAGGGAATATCGTATACAGTTGGTGAAGACGGATACATCTATGTGGATGACAACGATGTACAAGAAGAAACAATCACAGAAGGCTCTGTCAAGCGCAAGTTGGTTGTTCGTAGTGGACGCAAAAAGATTTTGTTTGTGTGTGCTCCAGGAAAGAAAAAGGTAGGAAGAACTTGCATGGTGCGTAAGTCCAGTGATTTGGTAAAACTAAAGAGAAGAAATAAACGCTCTGCAAGAAGAGCCAAATCCAAGCACAGTGTATCTGCTCGAAAGCGGCGGTTGGCAAACAAAAGAAGAAAAGCATTCGGATTAAACAAGAAATAATCGACTCCTGCTTGACTTCCCAAAGAACTGCTGTATAGTAGAGTAACTATACCAAGAGGTGCTTATGGATATATTACTACTAAATGCTTCAGAAGAAATTCTTGACATTATTGATTGGGTTCGGGCTGTCAAACTGCTTTTTGCAGAAAAGGCAGAAAAACCATGTAACCATACCGATTGTTACAAAATAAAAACATCAAGCGGCTATTTTGATTTGCCCTCGGTTATTATCTTACGAAAATATGTTCATGTGCCATTTGTACGGTGCAAGTTGCCTTCTAAGCGAAATGTACACCGCCGTGACGGCAACCGCTGCCAATACTGTGGGTGTCACCTAAACAGCCGTAACTCGTCTATTGACCATGTAATGCCCCGATCCCGAGGTGGTGACCACTCATGGGGCAACATGGTATCGGCTTGCAAGCCTTGTAATCGCAAAAAAGCGAACCGCACACCTAAAGAGGCAGGAATGTGTTTGGCAAAAACACCCACAGCACCCGCAAAAAATGCAATAATGTTGCACCGAATGGAAAAAAGAGGCGAATGGGAGCCGTGGGTCAGTATTTTGAAACTATAGATAGTATTACGAGGTTTAAAAATGACGACAGAAGAAATAGAAAAAATAGTAATCTCCCTCTTGAGAAAAGTTGAAGAGTTAAACGAAGTTACAAACCAATTGAAAAAAGAAATAAAAAATATAAAGTGCTTACCATAAGCATAAAACAAATACGGAGAAATCGGATGAGTATTATAGCAAAGGTATGGAATTGGATCAAATCACTTTTCGGATTCGGCTCTAAAGTTCAGCAACTGCCATTGGTTGTGGTTACTCCTGCGGCTAATCCAGCAGCAGTCGCTTTAGCAGAGCAACTAAACAACCAAAAGACCCCGCTTAGTGGTGCGGCATTGGCAGAACAGTTGAACAAAAAGAACAAAACTGTTGCTCCAACCACTACTGCAAAACCAAAGGTAACAAAGAAAATTACCAAGAAGAAGGGCTAACCAATGGCAAAAAGCGCAAGCATGAACATGATTCGTAAGGCGGTTAAAGCCGTCAATAATAAACTTATGCATTTAAACAAGCATCCTAATGGGGATTATGAAAAACTGCTTGATGCTCTAAAGAGCGGAAACAGCAAAAAGTTTATTCCTCTGCTTGTTCCTTATGTTGAGGATGTTATTGATGGAATAGAGGCATCTGATTCCAGTGGTCTATTCACAGATTCAGACATTGTGGATGTTGCCGACGAAGTAGGCGACCGTCATCTAAGAGCCACTGGACTGCTTGATGAAGCAAAAAACTGTGGTTGCTCTGATACCAAAGAGGAGCAGGAGTTTATGTTTGCAATCAAGCGCAAGAATAAACTAAAGGAAAGCCTGATGGTAAAGGCAATGAGCAGTATGCGTGAAGCCTTGAAAAAGACTCCATAAATACCAGTGGAGGATACCGTGAACTATGAATTATGACCCACTACCGATTGATTGGACTTTAGAACAAAAAACAGACGAGAACGGAAAACGCTTCTACTCTACCCCGAGTGGAGCCGTTTATCCGTCTGTCACCACCGTTGTTGGGTGGGAGAAAAACGAGTTCTTTGCAAAATGGAGAGCCGAGAATCCACAAGAATCACAACGGGTTTTGCGTCGTGGTACTAACTTTCACAAATTAATGGAAGATTGGATTTCCACAGGAACCCTTGCAAATACAGATGAAACCTATCTTGCCCTGCAAATAAAGCCGTATCTAAAGCACTTTGGCAGAATATACGGACAAGAGGTTCCTCTTTGGAGTGACCTGTTGTGCCTTGCAGGACGAACCGATTGTATATCCGAATACCGTGGCAAACTATCGGTTGTAGACTTCAAGGGTTCCACCAAAGCCAAGCGTATTGAAGACATTGAAAACTATTTTCTGCAAGCAACTGCCTATGCAATCATGTGGCAAGAGCGTACAGGAATAGCCGTTGGTCAGATTGTTATCCTGATATCCTGTGAGGATGGAATCGTGCAGGAAGTCATAAGGAATACAAATGACTATGTTCGGCAACTAAAGACAGCAATAGACCGATTCCACAAGATGCAAAAGCAAAAGGCTTGACTCATGGCAGTACCTACATTTGGGCAATTAGCATCATATCTTCGTGCTCGTTTTTCCCGTGGCTTGGATGACAAACGGGCTGATCCCACAGTCAAGGATGTTCGTATGCTTTCGTGCTTTGGCAACGGGCATACGGTTCCTGTGTGTCCTGCCCTGCGTCCAAGCAAGGTGGAAGACGGTCGTTTCTACTGCAATGATTGTGGATGTGGAGACAAGCCCGGAAAGTGGCTGAACGGCAAGGAAGGCGAGTACACAAAGATTGACTACCCGGTTCTTCTGTGTCCACGCAAGATGCCTGGATTCTCCAACTACGAGGCAGGAAACAACTCGGAGCCTCGCAAGATCCAAATAGAGGAACTGCTTGCAAACATCAAGCGTGGTATTGAAGAAGGGCGGCTGACCCCGAAGAATCCGCCGCCCTCCCTGCCTCCCCAAGCCTAAAGGGTAGGTTTTTGTCTTTTAATATCCCCACATCCTGATGAACGGGGTTCCTGATCCATACGATGCAAGGATTTTAATGATTGCATCGCTTTGGCGGGCTTGGAAGGTCGTACCAGTTGTAGCAGTTTGTACCTGTCTTCCCGAATTACTACTATCATTGTATTGACCGAAAGTGCCGCCAACGCCATTACTGTCCAAGTCTGGTTCGCCGCCCGAGAATCCGTGCATTTCACTGGCATAGTGTGAACGCTCGTACAGGGTGTACGAAGTCCATATTCCTGTTTCCTCGTTCCAAAATCCTGATCCAATAGTATGGTTGAAGTACTCTGCCTTTGGCAAGATGTAGACTAATCCTGCATCGTTTGTTGGAACAAAGATGCGTGAAGGCTTTTCGATAACTCCCATAAATGTTTTTGGTTCTATGTGTCCGGCAACGCCCATACCACTTATTTCTTCTTTTCTTCCAAAACGATCATATCCACTTGCGGCGGAGGCATTGCCAACACCTCCTGCCAATATCGCCGCCGCCGTAGCACCATTAGTGAATCGGCGGAACTGATCCAAAGCATTTCCCCAAACAGGTGCAACTTGGTACTCTTTGTGTAGTACCTGTGCATTCTTAAGGAACTCGAATTGCGAAGGTGCAGTATATCCAATCAGCACATGGGATATTGCATCCCATTTAGTTAACTGTATGTGCAAGCCTTGCTTTAGTGGAACGGCGGTGATTCCAGCAGGCGTGGATCCGTCTATTCCAGGCCCATTATACAAATAGGTTGCAGGAATAGGCGTGGGCTTCAAGAACCAAACAGTTGCGCCATGTGCGCCAATGATATCGGAGCCAAGAGGGATACCTGCTGCGCCGGCACTCACACCCAACCAAGGGCCAATTGTTAGTCCCCACATGAACTGATTTCCACCCTTTGTTGTGACAATTATTCCGGCGGCAGCAGTTCCAGCCAATAGTTTGGTGTTGTTGGTCATCAATGATCCGGCGATGATTGGAACATCATCAGTAATTTTTACAGTATTATTTGAGCCGCTGAGTGTTACCTGGGGGATATTATCAATTCTTACACCACCAGTAATACCAAAGGTGACTCCAGAACTAATAGCAGCAATGGTTATTCCAGTAGTAGGAAACAGGATGTTGGTGTTGATTCCACCAAATGTTACACCAATTGCTGTTGCACCACTCACACCAAACACAGGAATACCAGAAGACACACCCAATACGGTTATTCCTGCACCTTCAGTAAGAAAGATACCAGTTAGGGTTCCACCAACAACTTCAACCTTTACAGAGGTTGCACCTGCCACTCCGTATACAGGAACACCAAGGTTGTTTCCGCCGTCAGCAAATGCTGATCCCACAATAACTGTTCTAACTGTGGAGAATGTTACTCCACCGAATGTGGTTCCAACATTTCCAGAAAGGCTTATTCCAGCAAATGTTACACCAAGTGCTGTTGCACCATTCACACCAAACACAGGCAGACCCACGACTGTGGCTCCAGACATTCCTAATGGGGAGCCAATAGTATTAGTGAGAACAACAGCCAATGTGCTTCCAGCGTTATTTCCATAAGCAAACGGTCGTATTGCAGCCGTTCCTCCCAATATAAGAACACCAAATGAGGATCCAGTTGAATTTTTAATAGCAACATCACCACTGATTGATTGTGCACCCAACCATGTTATTCCGATTGCATTGTTCAAGTCGGCATTACCGAAAACCATAACCTTGCCGAATGTGGTTCCAACAGTTCCAAAGGTGGTTCCAACAGTTCCAAAGGTGGTTCCAACAGTACCAAAGGTGGTTCCAACAGTGCCGAAGGTGGTTCCAACAATTCCAAAGGTGGTTCCAACAGTGCCGAAGGTGGTTCCAACATTTCCAGAGAATGTAACACCAATGGCTGTTGCACCAGAAATCCCATATACACCCATTTTGTCTACTGAAACACTAATTGAACCCAAGCACAATCCTGCCCCAGAAATTGCTACCTTTAGTGCATCTCCAGATAGACCAACTGATGGGAAGGTTATGCCTATCAGAGCACCACCAGAACCAAATCCACTCAACCCTGCCAATTGACCAGTAAGGCTTACACCAACAGTACCGAAGGTGGTTCCAACAGTACCAAAGGTGGTTCCAACAGTACCGAAGGTGGTTCCAACAATACCGAAGGTGGTTCCAATATTTCCAGAGACTGTGATACCAACAGGAGTTGCACTGGTTACACCATGAATAGGGAAGCCATCGCCAGCATCATTAAAGGCAGTACCATCAGCCTTTACTGGATGAATCTTGAAATGGCTGACAGGGAATGTTACACCAATATACCCCGAGGCAATGGTTATTCCAGAGAATGTTACACCAAGTGCTGTTGCACCACTCACACCATGAACAGGGAATCCTATGAATGCTGCTCCTGAGTGTCCCAATACATTTCCTGCCCTATCAGTTAGAACTGTAGCAAGTGTACTGCCTGCAATTTGGCTTATATTTACCGCTGTTCCACCAGAAATCCCATATACACCCATTTTGTCTACTGAAACACTAATTGAACCCAAGCACAATCCTGCCCCAGAAATTGCTACCTTTAGTGCATCTCCCGACATACCTACTCCAGGAAAGGTTATGCCTATCAGAGCACCACTAGTACCAAATCCACTCAACCCTTTCAGCAATCCTGTCATGCTTATGCCAACAGGAGAATTCGTAAGAGAGTCTGCATGACCTTTCACAGCAGCAATAGAACCAGAATCAAGTACAACATTAGGCAATGCTGCAATTGTGATTCCCGTACTCGGAGTAAATACACCAAGATAGGTTGAACCACTAAACACCCCAAGAGTTGCTCCAATAGTCATGGCAGCAGAGAATCCTGATATGCTGACTGTTAATCCCTTGAGATGGTCTATTAAAGTAACGCTGCCGTCCAGCGACTGCCAAGCCTTTATGTTCACAGGAATAGAGTCAGTGGATGCACTGTTTGATATCATTACCTTATTTGCTATGGTAACAGATCCAAATGTGGTTCCCATTGCTGTTGCACCACTCACACCAAACACAGGAATACCCTTATCTGAACTTGGCAAAGCCAATCCTGTAGTAGGATTAACCATAACCATGCCGAATGTGCTGCCTTGTTTTCCAGTAACAGCAATAGCCGTTGCACCGGAAAGTCCATATACACCAAATTGGGTTGCAGTCAGCGTAACTGTACCCAAGCACAATCCTGCGCCCACCACAGCAACCAATAGTGCATTTCCAGATAGTCCAACATCACTAATTGAAACTCCCATAGCAGATGCCGTATTAAATCCTATCTTTCCAAAAGTAACACCCAAAAGACCGTTTTGAGTAATACCAAGAAGACTCGATGCCACTATTTCAATAGGGCCACTTGTTGTTGTACCAAGCACCAATCCAGATCGAGTACCCACAATGGTTACACCTGCACTGAGATCGGTTGTAAAAGAACCAGTAAATGTCACTCCAACAGTACCGGAAAAGGTTACTCCAACATTACCAGAGAATGTTACACCAAGTGCTGTTGCACCACTCACACCAAATACAGGAATGCCTTGGTATGCTCCAGGAAAGAATGTGCCACCAGGAGTTGTTAAAGCAACTCCAATAGTTATTCCGGAGGCAATAGAATTTATTCTTGTGACTATCTGATCCGAACCAAGACTCAAACCACCCGCTGCAATAGAGACAGGCATGGTGAATCCGGCACGAACACCCATAATGGTTACACCCGCACTAAGATCCACGGAAAGCGCATTGCTGATTGCAAAAGTACCACCAAGACCGTATACACCACCTGTAACTTGAAGAGGTTCCACCACTCCTGCACCAGACAGGAAGTTTCGCACTCTCAAGCCATTAGGTGCAGTAATTCCAACAGTACCAAATGTTACACCAAAATTTGCATTTGTTGCCCCGGCACAAAATCCTGCAATTGATATTGCTGCTCCAATACTAATATTTCCAAAGCAAGCACCAGCAAAGCACAATCCCGAACCGTCAACTGCTACACGGAAAGCCGTAGCCCCAGAAGGTGCACGATGAACAGTATCAATCACCGAATTGACAAGCCAATAGTTGTCGGCATTGTTTAGACTAACAGGCAGTGCGCTGGGATCAGTTCCTGCTTCAGAGACAAACTTTGCCTCGCCGCTGCCACCCCATACCAATTTTACATATTGGATTGCGCCTGTTAAGCCGTCAGCCATTCCTAATGTGGAACGATCCGAGGAAACATAGTTTGCTGCGCTATTAACAATGCTGGCTGTAAATCCTTGACCCAATGAATCAGACATGGCGACTCCCATTTATACATTTTAGGCTTGTGCTGTCAACTTATACCATATGTATAAATGGAAAGACGGCATTACTGCTTGACTTCCTTTGTTGTGCTGTTATAATCCTCATATACGAAAGGACATACCCTATGTTTGATGGATCAGTAAACTTTGCATGGGAAATAGAGAGGCGAGTAAAAATGAAGAATTCGTCCTATTTGGATGCCGTAATGGATGTATGTGAAACATACGAAATTGAACCACAAGCCATTGCCAAGCACCTTACGAAGCCTGTTGTGGAAAAAATCAAATTTGAGGCTGCTCAACGAAACCTTCTCCGAGGAAAGGAAAAGCAGAAATACAACGGCTCCCGACTTCCCCTATGAAAGGCTTTGACCTGTTCAAAATCTATCTTGGAGTTAAACTCCACTTCACCACAGATTCCTATGATTTTCTGCGGTTTGGTGGCAAAACCAAGACTACTTTCGATTCTTATCTAAAAAGAAACGACAAGTATTGTTTTGAACGGTTGTCCCGTTCATTTAAAGGTGATCCTGTGGACTTTTTCTTTGCCTTGTTTGCCCACAACCCACACCAATGGATCGGGCAGATGATGGAGGGAGGACACGAAGAAATATATGCTCAATGGCAGCGGCGAATGCAAAACTTTTCAGAAGAATTTGGTGAAGACATGGTAAACCTGTGTCGTGGTTTGGAAGCCACGGGAAAGGGATTTAATTCTCTTTTCTGTAGTGATGGGGGACAGCACCCTCCGCTTCTTCAAGCCGCCGTGCGAGGCGAGATTTCTCCTGAATCATTCATAGTATTAGATGAAATCTTGGGATTCTTTCCACAGTTCAACAAATCCCTGCAAGAAGATGCCCTGTGGGATGCCTACAGTAAGCGTTGCCAAAAGTATCGTCCTTTCCTGCGCTCTAAGGGTGTTCTTACGAATACACTAAAGCACCGAAAGATACTAAGGGAAAAGTTGCAGGATTCCGGAGTAGGGGCTTGACTTTTTCCTGATCCGCTACATAATAGACAGGTCAGCATACAGCGTTATACAAACATCGTACACAAAACACAAAGGAGCGTACATATGAGTTTTAAAGACCTAAAGAAGAGTTCAACCGACAGCATGAAGCGTCTGCTTAACGAAGCAGAAAAACTAAAGAAGGGTGGCGGCGAGAGTTCCTATGAGGACAATCGCATTTGGAAGCCAACCCTTGACAAGTCCAGTAATGGTTATGCCGTGATTCGTTTCCTTCCTGCCTCAGAGGGGGAAGATTTGCCGTGGATTCGTCAGTTTTCCCACGGTTTCCAAGGCAAGGGCGGATGGTACATCGAAAACTGCCCAACCACAATTGGTGGCAAGTGTCCGTGTTGTGAGGCAAACAACGAGATGTGGAACAGCGGGATTGAATCAAACAAGAACATTGCCCGTGACCGCAAGCGTAAGTTGTCGTATATCAGCAATATTCTTGTAATCTCTGATCCTTCGGCTCCCGAGAACGAAGGCAAGGTGTTCCTGTACAAGTACGGCAAGAAGATTTTTGAGAAGATTGAAGAAAAGATGCATCCCCAATTCCAAGATGAAGAGGCTGTGAATCCTTTTGATTATTGGAAGGGCGCAGACTTCAAGTTAAAGGTTCGCAAGGTTGATGGGTATGTAAACTATGACAAGAGCGAATTTGCGGCTCCAATGCCTTTGTTTGGTGGAGATGACTCAAAGTTAGAGTCTATTTGGAAAACGCAGTATCCCCTAAAGGATTTCACCAATCCCAAGGAGTACAAGGGATACGATGAACTCAAGCGTAAGTTTGACATGGTTCTGAGTGGTGGCTCTAATGCGCCAAAGCGAGCCGAGGAGATTGAGGATTCCGAGGAAACTTCCGAAGAATCGTGGTCTGCTCCACCAAAAAGCAAGAGTGCCAAGGAAATCAAAACAGAGAATGAGCAAACCGATTTCTCTGGTGATGCCATGTCATATTTTGAGCGTTTGGCTCGTAATGACAACTAAGGGGATGAATGGAATCGACAGGTCAAGTAGTGGGCAGATTGCGAATCAGAGTTGGTCGAAGGCTCTGTAAAAAATCGTCCAAAAGATAACTGCCAACACACAGTATCGCCTCGCTGCTTGAAGCAGCGGAGGGCGGGTGGAGACTCCGATATCCACCCGCCCCAAACCATCGGGTAGATTTGGTACACGACCTGTAACCAAATTGAAAGAAACAGGTCAAAAAACTGCATGAAGGTGTCCGTGCCTAATTGCTGTACGAACACGGACTAGATTTCGTAGGATATTTGCCTGTAATGTGACTCTGGACGGGGGTTCAAATCCCCCCATCTCCATGACTGAGAGTGGTGGAATCGACAGGTCGAGGGGAGGGGGTTAAATCTCCCTCCCCTCAATTATAAAAAATCAAATACTTAAATAATATATGGCGTGATAGTCCAAAGGCAGGAGACAAGGCACTTAAAATGCCTACAGTGTGGGTTCGAGTCCCACTCACGCTACTGAAATGTTAATCCCATCGAATTCGATGGGATTAAAAGAAAGCATAAATACGATAGACCAAAATAAAGGAATCCACAATGTTTATTACAAAAATGCTTACTCTTCAGAATCAACTGCGAATATTCCATTGGCAGACCAAATCATATGCAGAACACAAGGCTCTTGGAGCAGCATACAAAGCATTGGAAGGATCTATTGATAGTTTTGTAGAGACTTATTTTGGTAAGAATGGTATTAGAAAAGCAACCGAAACATTCAATATCTCCTTGGCAAACTACGGGGAAACCGATACCATGAGTGTGTTGGATGATGCAATTAGTTTTCTTGTGAATGAATTGCCTTCTCTTGTTGATACAACCGACACAGATTTACTGAATATTCGTGACGAAATGTTGGCAACACTTAATCATACAAAGTATCTTTTGAGTTTAGAGTGAATTATAAGGGCTTATGGTGAAATGGGATCACACCGTCTTTGCAAGGCGGTTTTCGGGGTTCGAATCCCCGTGAGTCCATTGTGGAAGAATGTCCGAGCGGTTTAAGGATCTAGTCTTGAAAACTAGCGTACATCTAATGGTGTACCGTGAGTTCGAATCTCACTTCTTCCTTTTTATTTTGAGAAGTAGTTCAATGGTAGAACACGGGTCTTTGGAACCTGATGTTGAAAGTTCGAGTCTTTCCTTCTCAGTTATAACTTACTTGTTCGCATTGTTATACAATCCAGTATTAGTTAGATTTATTTCAAGTTTGACTGGTGCATATTGGTTTGTGGCATCTCCATTGTAAGACCACTCTCTTGGATACAATCCGATATTTCCTGCATTCACAACTGAGAATCCTGCACACAATCCACTTGCATATAGGAATTGAGAACCGAGTGCATAGACATATCGGCTACCCAATCCTTGCCAACTACTTGTTGGATTTATTCTAAACACATTTCCATTCTGATCTGTAAGCGTCAATCCTCCAAGAGTTGGATTACTCATTGCAGTTCTGAAGGTGGTTGCTTCTGCGGAGCCGGCGAATGCACCAAATGTGATTCCGCCCCTTTGTGCAACAGCAGCAGATGAACCAAATACATTTATTCCGACAGATGCTGAATCAATCCAGCGACCACCTGTATTTCCAACATTCAACCAATGTCCTGAGTTTCCTGAATTATTCAGAGGATCTGCGCCTACATCTCGGGTAGTTGTGTTCTGCTGCCATAAGTCACCACCTGCTGAATAATAATTTAGACTTGAATCAGCACTATGAAACACCAACCACTGCTTGGGTGCAGTACTTTCCGGATAGATAACTCCATTCTTGGGGGCTGCTCGATGAAATGTCTGAAGAGTTCCAGTAAGATTAATATATCCTGTTACGCCATCGGGAGTTGAGTCGGCTATCCACTGCTCATATGCATTGTTACCTGTACCCAACACGGCTGGGGTTCCTGAATTTGCGAGAGCAACCCAATTAATATTGGAAAGACTGTAGACCCAATTTAGTCTTGGATTGATTGCGGATTCATATGCTTCTCTTGACCAAGAAGCAAATGAAAGACCCTTTGGAGTATTTCCACTGGCAGTTGGCCCAAAGCCGCCGCCCATGTCCAAGCCGAATCTTTTTATTCCAGCACTGTCTGTAATAGTAAACCAAGGAGTAAGTACATTTCCTGGTTCGTAAGGCGTATTGATATTGGTACTCACCGTGCTTTTCCTCCAAGGTATTCCCTTGATTTCAAGCGCAATCTGTATTCCGGTGGGTGCTCTTGGAGTTATCTCGGCGGTGAATCCTGCGGATTGGGGGTTGCTTCCTAATTTCACACCAAAACCATTTTTATATGCAACATTCGGAGCAGCAAGTTCATTGCCAAAAGTAGACCCTTCGTTCATAATCATTCTTACGCTTGATGTATCAATATACATCTTTTGAAATCTTGGAGTCTGTGCAGTCAATACTGTCTTGTAGTTTGGTGAGAACAACAGGGCATTAGGCATGGAAATGCCTGTCATATAGACACCGTTTACTCCACCTTCTATTCTGTCTATCATGCCTGTAGAGCCTGTGAAGATCAGGTTCTTATACAGAAGATCGTAGTGATCCATCTCCGATCCTGCCTTTATTTCATTTCTTCCCAACGAGATGCAGTCTGCATAGTCTCCGCTGCATACCGTATCCAAGTACAAGTTGTTCTTTTTTCCTTGTGCTCCCAAAGGGGTGGCTATGCCCTTGCGGGAAAAGAATGCAGGACTGTTTGCCACTTCAATCTTGTTGCAGGCTGTTGCACTGGAGTTACGAACAAACGATGCATTAGAGAACACTGCTCCCTTTACTCCGGTTGCAGTGCATCCCACAACATATCTGGAGAATCCGAATGCATTCGCCACAGTTAGTCCTGAAGTATGAGTTGTGCAGTTCAAGAACGCTGCATTTCCGTTTGCCGCAATACGATACGGATCTATTGAAGGCTGTAATGAAGAGAACAGGGTGACTCCTTCGAATGCCACTGCCTGATTTGAGTCGATTGCGAATAGATCCGGACACGATCCCTTGTCATAAGAGATATTCTTCATCTTGATCTTTCCAATACCAAAGAACTTACCTACTCTTGCATTCAGAACAGCAGAACTCCATTGAGTTTGGTTCATCACAGGTTCAAACAACCAATCAGCAGTGCTTGTTCCATCCGTAGGGCCAAGATCAACAGATCGACCAGAATTATACAAAGAAAGAGGATTGTACTTTGCCGTGTTTATCCTGTATATCTTCTTGTTGCTTACTTCCAATTGTTTTCCACCATAAGATGGGAAGGAAGAGTTCGTAAGGCTGTATTGTGTAGTGGTATTTACCCAATCGGCGACGAATCCACCTATGGTTCTTCCGCTATAAGATGTTTGGGAGTTACTGGATTCCGAAGATGTGTCAGCAACCATCGTTATTGGTGCATTATTTGGTGTTGTTGTGCTTGCTGTTATTCTTAGTGTGCAAAGTTCTGGAGTAGGAATGATGACTGAAGTATCAAGGATGCTTGGTATGTTTCGGGAAAGGGCTGTGGGAGACTGAACCGTTATATCCAAATACTTCTTGCCGAATGTCACCATTTCTGATGCTATTGCATCCTTGATATTAATATAGATACTTTGAGGAGGAAAATTGGTGGCTCCGCCTATAACAACGGCAGATCCATAACCCGAATCATTCGCTGTATCAATGTTCTGCACAAAGAACGAAGTTTCATTCACATCACGCTTTTTGACGGTGAATGCCGTATCCACAGGCGTATAGTATTTGGAATCCGTATCAGGTTCTCCACCCAATATGCGTGTTCCTCCTGTGAATGGAAACACCTTGGCACGAATTTCGTGCAGACCACCGTATGTGGCTCCTGCAATTGTTTTTGGTAAGTTTACCAAGGGTAGTTGTGCTCCGCTTACAGGAGGAATATAGAATTCGTATTCTCCATAGAGAGATCCTGTACCTTGCCTTGTAACAACATTTCCTCCGTTCAGACAAGCCTCCACCTTTTCTATACCTGATGGGTGGTATGCAACCACCGTGAGTGTTGTTCCACTTGGAGTTGGATCAAAAGGAATCGGATCATTCTTCCATGCAGCAACCACACGAAGATCAGAATAGTCCTCAAGATCAGATGTTGGAGGATTCATATTTGGATCAGGAGTGAATACCGCATCAGGATTTGCAGGAAATCCTGTTCCAGGAGTAAGGGTTCCTGTTGGTGCAGCAGGATATGTTGTACTTATGCGGTACAGAGGCATTTGGGATGTAGCCGTGCGCTTGATCCATGCACCACGGTTTGAAACTGTGACCTGCGCATCATCAGATTTCGTCAAAAGACGCAAATCCAATTTCTTCACTATGAGTTGCTGAACGCCGCCGGTGGTTCCAGGTGCAACCGATCCGGAAGTAGCCAAAGTAATGTCTTGTACTCCGCATCCTGCCCAAAGCCCATTTTCTGCACGGTTGCCTATTGGAAGTGTGTTTGCTCCAGAAACAGTATAGGTTTTCTTCAATACATCATTAACAAACCATTTTACTTCGGTTGCATCCGCATTAACAGTTACCTTTAAATTAACCGGATTATTGTAACTTGGTACATCCTCCATCTGATAGGTGAATACTTTGTCGATTGTATTTTCCCCTGGACGCTTTGACCAAATAGCGGCGTGCCAAAAACCGAAGCCAATTTCATAGAATCCTATAAAACTTTCGAGTCCGTATGTGATATTTCCAACCGCACGCAAGGCTTGTCCGTTACCTAATTGGTAGAATCCAACAACACACACACCCAATCTTGAGTTTGGAACATTGTTATACCAATCTCCTGTTGGGGTTATGTCTATTAAACCTGCATTAACAGAGGCTGTAAACTCTGCGGCTCTTCCTGTTCCTAAAAGCACAGGCTGTACGGCATAATCCTTTGCAAGAACTGTTGGTGCATGACGCAACTCGGCTCCGCTATCCACAATATTCTTGCGGGTGGAAAGAATAATGCCCTCGGAGGGTGCTTCGGTAAGCGAAACATACCCATCGTTCTTGTAGAACTTGGAGAAATCCCCGTTTCCTGTCGTGCCATCGCTCTGCGGACGGGTCATCTTCTCGAATGCAAAAACTTCTCCTGTTGCAAGGTCTATTCTTCCTGGCAAATCTGAAAGCACACGGGAAGCATCATCTGTTCTTATGAGTTCGGTTCCCTGTGGTGCTGCTGTGACTCTCCAGAGGAATGTCCCGGTTGGCAAAGATGCTGCCGTCTTTCCACGGGCAAACTTAAGCAGTTTAGCACCGCTTATAACTGTGCCTGTGGCCCCTGCATGGTTTCCTCCTGCATTGCTCATGTCTACTCGGTCAACCACTAAAGAAATATTGCCATCAAGATTTGATGCTGGTTGCACACGATACCCTTCACTCACAGTTTTCCATTCATTTATGACCCCCTGCATAAAGGTTAAGCCAGCGGTAAAGCCTCTGCCAGCGGTAAAGCCTGGTTGATCTCCAACAGTAAAATAATTGAAATGCTTTGCACCAGACAATAGGTGGTGGTTAAGCAACTCGTTCCAATACCGTACATCTGTTTGATTTTCAATTTCCCAATTCTCCCCACCCTCTTGGAATCGGTATGAAACAGATGGTAAACCCCTGTATTCATTTGGATTCCATACCCAAGGAGAAAATCCCTTCCATGAGTTAGGATTTGTGCGAAGCATTCCCCGAACTACCTGCAAATCCATAAGCATTGCAATATAACTTCTTGCAGGAGTATTTGTACCTCTTGTATAAAAAGGTAATGCCTTGCCTGTATTCATAAGACTTTGGATATCATAACTATCCCAAGGGTCGATAGGGTTAGCCTTTAAATGAATATCATTATTTCGCAAAAGAGGGTATCGTTCAAAATCATTTCGAGGGAAAATAACATATTGTGCATTCTTAAATGAGCCTGGGTCAGTCGGGTCTGCACCTTGAATTTCTCCGTACAGAGCAGGAGAAGCATCCACGAAAGGATAATCACCGTGGAAATTATAATGGGTATAGCCGTTACGGGCAAATACACCTTCTGTGAATCCTATTGGGAAAATATCATAGTGGTTGTAACTAATCTTTCTGTGTGCTTCAAATGTTGAACCGTCTATGGAATCAATGTAAACTTTCTTGTTTAAATCACCCATTGCAATGTTTTCCAAAGCCAATGTGTTAGCATACCATGCAATATATCGGTTAACAACAGCATTGTTGGTTGCAGTGTACTGACGATTACCCCAAGGGTTTCTCCAAGGGGTAGTATTTGCCCAAGCAACGGCGGCGGCTACACCGCTATTTCTCAGAATTACATTGTATCGGTATTCACTGTCTGCGTTTGCTGGTGGCGCATAAGCCGTTGCACCTATAGGCCCTGTAGCCGCCGAGATTCCGTTTGGCCCTTCAAAGGCATAGTATTCCATGATTATACCAGGAGTAGAACCGGCAATATGGTCGGAATTTGGATAGGTGAAATCCATTCCAAGTTGTGCAATACCCATATTTTTATAAATTTGAGTATTTCCAACCATAGACTTATAGTAATACTCTATTGCGCCTCCGAAAGTTTTGCCATCATAAGAGTTGCCAAGTGTAGAGAAACGGGGATCCGCTACTATGCTTGTAGTCATACGGGGATCTGCGGGTTCCAACCAAGTGGCAGGATCAGGATAAACATAATTGAAACCATTAGAACCAATATAAATTGCAGGCATACCTGTTGGGCCATATGGGCCACCAAAAGAATTGGAAACAGATCCAACACTTGGATTAACCCAACTCTCCCCGTCATCTGCTATTGTATTAAATGCTGCGCCTGTTGCTGCACACTGTGCAAGAAATGCCTGAAACGACCGCTTGGTATCATCTGTTTGCCGATATGCCCAAGGCGTAATGTGCTTTACTGTTCCTGTTTCGTGTGTTCTTTTTGGCAATATACCCGTATAGGTTGCGCCGTCTGAGGTATTCTTATAGAAATCTATTTGTACTTTTTGATCTGAAATAGGATCTTGTGCCCAAAAGTACGGAAGAATAACTCTTCTTCCTAATGGAATTCTTTTTAGTCTTGTAACAACATCATTAAATAACTGTAGAGATCCTGCTGTTCCAGGATAACCGGTTGTGTCTCCTGGAGTTCTAAAAAATCCATTTGTCGTGACATTATATCCCACCCAAATAAGCGGATGAACATCAGTAATATCCATGCCATCTATTTTTGCAGGATACGAGTGGTCATATCCAATAGTCCAACCAACAGCAAACGGGGTGTGTTTGTACGGGTCAGCAACAACATCAATTCTTGGCTGTCCTGCATCAAATCTCTTTAGATATCTCTTGGAAAGATTACGATGGATATCAAAGAACTGAATAGTCTTGGTTTTCATATCCCCAGTAGTACCATTCCAATCAACTGTTATTCCTGCACCTTGGTCTGCCTTTAGCCACTTGTAAAGCCATTCACGGTCGGTGGTAATACCAGTAATCGGCGAAGAGGAGCGGGTAGCATTTAGTGCTCTTGCAAGATACGGACTCCATACAGACATACCTTGCACCTTCTGCGGGGTTCTATCAACAGGACGCAGGTATTCATCACGAATCCAATCAATGGAATTGTGGTTCATCTTGTCATGGTCAAAAAAGGTTTTGCGCTGTGTTGTTATTGGATCACCCGTATCAAAATCACCGGTTACTCCCATATAGGCAGGAGTAACAAGAGGAATAATCTCGGCATTAATCAGAGCAGGAGGACGGATTGAACCGTCGCCACCAACATCCCATGCACTCTTTGTCTTTAGATCATAAGCCAAGTTCAGCATTTCCTTGTGCCATGCTCGGTAGTATTCATTCCTGCTGTCATTAATGATTTCTGCACTGCTGTATTCAAAAATCTCAGGCATTACGACTTCGCATTCCTTCGCAACAGGTTCATAACGCTTACGGTATTCCAATTTAATACGATTCTTTAGATCGGTTGTTTGGGCTTGGGTGTACCAACCAAATGTGCCTCCCGGATTAGGGCTGGTGGATGTGCTTCCTATTGGGAAAACCAAGTCGTTCCACCCTGCACTATCCAACACCACAGGAGCACCACCACTCACACCATAGACAACATATGCATCCTGTGGCAAGAATGGAAATTGGTACAGACCAACTTTGCTGCTTAATCCTCGCTTTGTACGCCATGCCTTTGTTAGCCGTAGAGTTTCACCAAGAATACCAATTGTGTCAAGATATTGTGAATAGTCATCAGGACTATTGGCTGCGCTTCCTGCGTTTGACCACGGAATATGGGTGAAAAAGCCGCTGTTTTGAAGAAGAGTATTACTAGCGGTCATCCCTGGTGTTTTGGAATGATAGTCTTCTCTTACCGCAAATGCAGCGGGTGTTTCCGTTGCTGTTGTTGGTATTCTTTGAGTATATTGCAAATGGCGATAGTCTTCCCAACTTGACTGTTGATTATTTGGCAATCCAGAGTATGCTGGTGGTTTCCATGTGATGTACTTTGGATACTTGCCGAAACGCTCGTACCATGTACGAATCTTCATATCCAACCATTGCTCCATTTTGCGTTCCACAAGATCACCGGTGGTGTTTGGAACATGGTATTGACCATTTAGACTTCCACCCAAGCCAGTGCTGCAATACCGATCATAATCCGATGGGTACAGCCACATGACTCCGCCAATTCCCTCGGTTCGGTTTTCTAATGCCAACTTGCTTGCAACCGTCTGAACTATTTCACTTGTTACTGGTGGGAACAGGGGAAGACTGTTTGGAGCCGGTGGAATATTCTGTCCTGCATTGCTCTTTAGAGGGTCAAGTGTGAGTTTTCCTGACTTTATTCCAGCAACAAATTTTCCAAAAGCAGTAATGCCGGAGAATGACCGTTGAAAGTCATTGGTTATTCCGAATGCATTGACTCCAGGCATCACAGAGTCTAATGTGCGCTTCAGCGCACCGGCTGGAAATATTATTCCGGGACGGGTTTTGTCCCGAATCATTGGATTAGGATCGCCAAGCACCCCTTGCCCAGCAAAGGTATACCCGTTGCCTATTCTTTGGCGGAAAGCCAATTGGTCTGCTGCCCAATAGTGACCCCATATGTGTTCTCCAGGAACACCGTTATCTGCATTGGTGGGGTCAGAATAGCCCTTCTTGAGCCGCAGATAATCTGCTCCTTGTCCTTGCAGCATTTCTGAGTATAGCATAAATGGAACCAAGCCGCTATTGTATGCATACCAACCGGTTGGATTTGATTGTGATACTAAATTAATATCATAACCTGTTACTCCTGCTTTTTCTGCAAAAGAACTAAGATACCAATATTTTCCATTCAACAGAGTCACACCAGCAGTACCGACACTTCCAACATGGGGCCTAACTGATGCCCAAGTAGGTGAGTTTAAATACTCGACTTCGCCCAACTCCTCAAGGTAGTGCTGTCTTGGATTTGTTGGTGCAAAAGAAGGACTGGAAGCCGTTCCACCAAAACCTCCACGACCAAATTCGTCTGCCGTACACACATTAATTCCCCCTATAAGAACATAGGGATTCATGTGCCATACACCACCAGTTAAAAATGAACCGCCATTTGCTTCCATGAATATGTTGTTCTTGCCGAATGTAGGAATAACCCATTCCGAGAAGAACTTCCACCACCCTGCATCTGCATTGCCGAATGCATTGCCGAGTGTGTATCCTGCTGGCAAAGCGTGTGCTGTTGTATACGGTTCGCCGTTGAATGTAAGTTCAGCAAAATTACCATTGGTTCCATTTATCCCAACAGTGGGGCCTGGAGCATTCACAAGAGCATCAAGTGCAATACGCATTCCTGCACGGGCATAAGGCTCTAAACTTCTTTCAAGTCGGCGACGGGCATATACGCTACCAATCAAGCCTTCCGTATCAGAAAGAGGTGTTGTTGTTGCATTAAACCAACGCCGCCAACGGGGAAAGGATTCCCCATTAATTGACCCATTATACACGGTTACTTCAATAGGATCAGCAGGATTATACCACTGACCCATCTCTGTATTTTCGCCTGTTAGACGCTCCCATGTTTCCCGTGAGAGTCCTGCCGAAGATCCTGAAATTAATGCCTTGAAAAGCGGAACAAAGCCTTGGATTTCCCCATTAACCACATCATCAGTAAGCCAAGGCTGGGGAATATTTCCTGTGCGCCCAGTGGCTGCATCCACAAATCCTTCTTTTGCACAGATATAGGCATCAGGTTGGTACATTCCAGCATCCGGACAGTTATATGTAATTCCTGTGCTTGGCCCTGAATATAGCCCAAAAGGAACCTTGCCGTGGGGCAGATGAAGCCAAAACTTGCGAGCACCCCATTGATACCATTTGCTGATTGATGCTTCGTATACTTCTGTATCCCAATAAAAATCTCCAAACCATGCATTATACTGCGTTCCGCTTCCATCAGATAATGTTCCTAATGTTCCTGGAGTGACCCCTGCAAGCGCAGCATTAGGCTTGTATTGCCAATCGGTCACACCTCCATTTTGATCTGCTTTAGGAAGGGTGTACAGATTCGAAGCAGTATATCCACCGCTTAATCCTGTGATAAACTTTAGCCAACTAAATTCTGGATCGGTTCCCGAACCGAATGCCCCACCACGATATCCTGCTGCTGCTCCTGCTTGCCCGTCAAACTGATAGGCAATGTACATTCTTGTCTTTGCAAGGTTAATAGCCTCTACCGTTCCATAGAACTCTGCCAATGAACTCCAATCCTCGGTAATGCTTGACCGGGCAAATGGAACAAATTTTATTGGTGGTGTTTTTACTTTTACAATTGGATCATTCGGCATTGGTTTTCCTTTTACAAAGATAGCGGCAACGGCGGCAAATAATGATTTAATAGCCCTTATTATTTTTTCGTACAGGCTTTTCATCATTTTTTCCCATCCCTTGCTCCCACTACATACTCTATTGCTATGTATTAGAAGGAGTTGTTAATGGAAGGAAATAATGGTGCAGGAAAAGGTGATCAGTATCGCCCCGTGGATCAGGAGAAATGGAATTCCAATTGGGAAGCCATATTTGGCAAGAAAAAGACCACAAAGAAGCCTGTAAAAAAGAAGAAACCAAAGAAGGCTTGACAAAGGCAGAGTCCGACGATATACTATTCCTATATCGCTGTAACTCAGTTGGATAGAGTAACTGCCTTCTAAGCAGTAAGTCGGTGGTTCGAATCCACCCAGCGATGTTTACGCACTTGTAGCCCAACCGGAAGAGGCGGTAGATTTAGGTTCTACTCAGTGTAGGTTCAAATCCTATCAAGTGCATTTCTCCTAAATACCAGCGTCCATCTACCAGGAGAACACCGTGACGCTAAGATTTGCCACATATAACCGAGAATTTCTGCAAGAAGCCGAAGAAAAGGCTTCTGGCGGTGTTACCCATCTCACCCATATTGAGGATGCAATTCTTCTTAATGGCTCCAAGGGCATTGGTATTGCCGTGGATTACCTACAGAAGTTGATTAACCTTGCCTCTGATGCCAAGGCTTCGCTCTGCGTTACCACAAAATTTGATGGCGCACCCGCACTTATTGCAGGAATAAATCCTGAGAATGGCAAGTTTTTTGTTGCCACAAAGTCGTTATTCAATAAGAATCCAAAGATCAATTATACGAATAAGGATATTGACCAAAACCATCCGGCTGGAGGCTTGAACGAAAAACTAAAGATTGCTCTGGAGAATCTCAAAAATGTAGGTATTCGAGGCATCTTGCAGGGTGATATGCTGTTCACCAAGTCTGATCTAAAGACGGATACAATTGATGGGCGCAAGTACCTAACCTTTCGTCCCAATACCCTCACATATGCTGTTCCTGCTGATTCTCCCATTGCAAAAGAGATAAAAGGGGCAAAAATGGGCATTGTGTTTCATACAAAATATGATGGAAATGATATAAAATCACTATCCCCCTCGTTTGCACCCGACATTTCTTATCTAAATAAAATAAAGTCAGCATGGATTATTGATGCAAACCTTAGAGGAAGTGATGCAGGTCAATGCAGTATGCCTCTGAATTCGCTTGAAAAGAAACAAATAGAGGTGCAACTCAAAGCAGTGCGATCCGCAGGGCGTTCGGTTGCAGGATTCCTTGATCAAATACAGAAAAGTCAACCCATTGTTGATGAACTAATGATATACATAAATCAAAATGTGCGACAGGGTGTTGCACACGGCTCGGGTTCAGGATTCTTGAAATATATGCAAGAAAAAGTCAAGATTGAACTCGAAAAACTGAAAAAAGGTGATGTAAGAGAAGCAAGAACTACCGCTGCCCAGCGCTTAATAGACTCTATTGAGTCCAACATACCAAAATACGATAGTATCTTCTCCTTGCACCATCTTATTTCAGAAGCCAAACTCTTGGTTATTGCGGGATTACGACAAACAAAGATGCATCTAAATTCTTTTACTCAAGACGGCGGAAATTACAGTGTTTCTCCACCCGAAGGGTTCGTGGTGGTAAACCGCATGAATAATAATGCGTATAAATTAGTAGACAGATTGGATTTCTCCAGAAAGAATTTCAATCTACCAAAGACATGGGCATGATGGGGCGAATACCGAAAAATCCTAAATACGCATACCTCGGTGAGATTTGCAACAGGAACAGGAACAGAAGCCCGAGCAGGGGAGTCGATATCGACTCCCCTCTTTTTTGCATATATACGATAACATGGAGAAGATATGAGCAAAAAGACGATTGTTTTTACTTTTGGAAGATTTCAACCTCCCACAACAGGACATGGAAAATTGTTTAATGCAGTTATTTCCCATGCCAAATCTGTTGGTGGAGAGCATCGCATTTATGCTTCTCAATCATTTGATGGTGGTAGACCCCGTGCTGCCGTCAAAAACCCACTTCGATACGAGGATAAGATACGATTTCTAAAGCAGATGTTTCCACAGGCAAACATTGTTAAGAGCGGTGCGGGTATTGATACATTTATGGATGTTCTCTACGATTTAGAGAAGCGTGGATATAAGAAAATCCACATGATTGTTGGGGAAGATCGTGTTGAAGGTATACAGAACACCGTGGATAAATACCTAAATACGGGCGGCGAGAAAGCCCTTAATTTAGAAGAATTTAAAGTAGTGAGTGCGGGACACAGAGATCCTGAAGCAACAGGAGTCGAAGGCATGAGTGCCTCTAAACTTCGTGCAGCAGTAGCAGCCAATGACTTTAAACTCTTCAAAACAGGAATGCCAAAGGGTTTCTCGGGAGCAAGAGAACTGTTTGATGCCATAGCCAAAGGATTAGAAAAGCCAATGAAAAAGTCCAAGAAAACCATAAGCGAAAAAGCACCACCAGACGAAAAGGCGGAAAGAATGATCTCTAAAGCAAAAGATAGTTTCCAAGACAGATATGGCGATAATGCTGATTCATACCTTTACGGCGTGGCATGGAAGCAGTACAACAAGCGTCACGGCATAAAAACCAAGACCCGTTTGGGTGAGCCTATTATGGAAGGTGCAGTCAAAGCAAGCATGGAAGATTGGCTCTATGACTTGCCGAAAGCAGTCATCTCCGAGATCAAGAAAAAGTATGGTAAGATTTTAGCCGCTGCCAACAAGCCACCATACAAAACTGTTTTTTCTGCCGATGTAAAGGATGGCATCGGCAAGATTCTTATGGCAAACAAAGTCAAGCACTTAATGGGCAGTCATGAGGAAAGTGTTGGCGCAATCACAATGTCCTTCGACACATATCATGGTGTGGTGAATGAAGTTGATATGACTGGTAAGAAATGTACCACTTGTAAAAAAGGAACCTATCAAGAGACGAGTCAGATGGACGATATGGATGGAGTGTTACATTGTACCAATTGTGGCAAAAAAATCAAGCGTTATCAGTCTGTTGACCCAAAGACCAACAAGCCTGTCAAAGAAGAGCGTGAGTTGGATGAAGCCATTACCATACCAAAGAAGGCAGAAGTAGTTGGTCGCAACAAGGAAGAAAAGACGGTTACTGTTAAATGGAATGACGCAGACGGATGGCACGAAGAAGAGATTCCCGAGGATGAACTTCCTGGATTCTATGACCGTGCAGCCCAACCCCTCAAGGCTCGTAAAACCGACCGACTTGGTAACATTATGAACCCACCAAAGGCGGGTGCAGAAAAGAAAACAGACAGTGCAATGGCTTCAAACAAGAAGAATGCACAGGAAATTGTCGATATTTTCAAAAAGAAACCCATGAAAACCCCAATCACTGTGTACGGTAAAAAGTACGGCAAGACTGATGACTATGAAATGGTTATTGTGCGCCGACTGTACATGGGTGATGAAGTCTATGTGGTGAAGTCCAGTGGACGATTTGTTGAAATGCGTGTTGGTGTATCAGGATTACAGATTGTTGATACAAAAACAAAGAAAATCTTACTAGATAAAGGTAATGATGCCATTTGGTAAGGAGAACACATGAAGAAGATAAAAGAAGCCAACAACTCATGGGAAGCAATGTTTCCTGTGAACAACAACAAAAAGACCCAAATACCACGGTTGGATCTTCCTACTCTTTATAACGAAGAAGAGATGTTTCGTGTGTTTGATATTTCTTCTCCTAATGCCGTAAAGAACTTGGGCATCATTATGATGGCTTCGCTCTTGGAGCACAAAAATCCACAGTCGCCATTAGAAGCCTTGCACTTGCTGCGGATGGTTTTTAACCGTAGTGGATATGATATTCATTTGAGTCCTGACCGCATGGCAGCACTTCAAAGCATGGATTCGGGTTATGTTGATTTTCCTCTAACATCATTCACATCTGCACTTTATCCATACCAAATCGACCAAACCTTTCCTGGCTACAGAGTGGAAGACGACGGAATCGAAAGCAAACTTGGCTATAAACTTGTGGTAAGAATTCATGTTTCACCATCTATAATATCCGATTCTCAAGGTGAATTAACAACAGTTGATATTGAAGGTGAGATAGTGCCTCAAGATGCTTGATTTAAAGGAACCTCCTTATATGATAAAGTTTGAAAAATTAACAAACGAAAACTACATCATGTATGCAATGAAAAACTATACAAATCCGTCTTGTATAGACATTGAAGAGTTCTATGAGGATATGAATAGAATCAAGTATCTAAAGAAACTACTGCAAAACTACAATAATACAGGAATTTTAAAAGAAAGACTCATACTTAACCACATTATAATATTGCAGAATGTGTTGGGAATAGAGTGTTCAAGCCGCATTCTTTTCTTTAAACTAAATGAATCCATGTATCCTGCAATAAAAACTATTTTAGTGTTTCTTAATACTATGCCGAAAGAGAACATACCTGAAATAGACCTTACATCCCTTGCTTTAGATGAAAATGTTGTTTCTGTTCTAAGAAATATTGGAAAAGACCTAAAGCCCTGACTGCATACATACAATAGATCAAAATAGGAGAATTGTATGGAAGGCGCAGTACCAGTTACAAACACAGGTTCTTTCCCCACTACATCTGAACCAACTATTCTTCCCAAAAAGAAGAAGGAAACCGAATACTTTGCAGGATGCAGAGTGTTTGATGTTAATGCCGACGAATATGCCAAACTCATGCGGGGTTCCAAGAAGTGGGATCGTTGGAATAATTATTTTGATACTTCCAACCAAGAGAGCAATGTGCATAGTATGAAAAGATACCTCTACAAGAATCCTGATAAGACTGTTGTTCTTCGTCGTGCTGCATCACAGGATATGGTTTACTTTAAGCCGAAGGGAAAGATGCCCTCTTGAATCGCATAGCAGACATTGCTGCTCGGCTACAAAAGCAGAGCGATACCGAAAAACTATCAAGCGGAGCACTAAATCCTGCACGATTTGAAGGTGATATTGTATCAGCCATGAACAAGAAAGATCGTCTTTCTGCATACCAATCTGCATATGCCAAGATCACTGCTCAAAAGTGTGTGGACTCCCTAAAAAAGCAAGTTGGAGCAATAACAGGAGCCGACCAAATTTCCAAGGATTCTGCAAGTGGTTCGTCGGTGCTTACCCCTGTATACAAGCGTTTCATGTGTGGTGGTGTGGGTCGTTGTAACGGTGACCCAAAGGCGGATGTTGTCATCTTGTCGCAAATGAATGGCAAGATGCGGGTAAGTATGAAGAAGCAAGGCGCAGCACAGATTGCTGCTGCACAGGCAGGAGAGGCAAATGCTGTCATATCTGCGGCATTAGGTGCAACCAAGGAAATGCCTGGGCTTGTTCGGTCAATTCTATCCCAGACCCTTTCAAAGAACTCTTACTATGATATCCGTGCAAAGTATGCTCAGGAAACAGCAGGAAAGCCCGAGGATTTTGATTCCATGCTTTCCAATCTTACAGGTCTAAAGACCAATGCAAGCACACCCACAAGCCAAGACTTAAACAAATTTAATACTTTTCTAAAGGCTATTGGGATTCAAGACAAGATAACCGCATCTCTTCGTGAATACATGAGTTCTGCCTCGGTTCGCAAGAGAATATTCCGAGAGTTTGCATCAGGCGAAAAGAGATTCGTATCAAAGGAATCTGATAGAGTTGCAGATTGGTTTCTTGCATGGGGAGAATCAGGAACAGTTGAACTCCATGAAATAGATGAATTTGTGAATTCTCATCTTGGATCTTTCCGAATGAACATCAGGGATCGTGGCAACGAAAGCGGCGGTTCTCTGCGTGTAGACATCAAGGATTCTCAAGAATTCTTAGAAATAAAAAAGATATTGTACGAAGATTTCGATAGATATTGTCTTACGGAGGGCATAATGGACACCACCGTAAGTATTCTAAGATCAGCAGGATCATCAGTTGCAGCAATGTACAGAAACTTTATTGCTGCCGTCAAATCCGTGCTTGATATTATTGCTGCTCTTTTTACAGATGGTGCAGCAGCACTTTTAGAATATTTTGGAATAGAAACAACAGAACTATCATACTCATGGTAAAAAGGAGAAATGAAATGGATGAACTGCCAAATGTACCTGATTTAGAGATACCAGATTTGGAACTTGAGGATTACAAGGAGCCAGATAATACCGAGCAATGCGTGGAGGATGCCTCTGGAGGCTCCCATGTGTTTGCATGGATTGGATCTGGTCAGGGTGGTGGTCGCATTGCCAAGGCATTCTATGACCGTGGCTACAAGAAGTGCATTGCCATAAACACATCACGCCAAGACCTTGATCGCTTGGATATCCCAATGGCACAAAAGATGCTTTTGGATATTGGTGAAGAAGGTGCAGGAAAAGACATGGAGCGTGGTGCAGCCGCCACCCTTAAGTACAAGCAAGAGATATTTGATCTTATGCGTAAAACATACGGAACCAAAGTTGATCATATCATGGTGTGTATTGGTGCTGGCGGTGGAAGCGGTAGTGGTTCTTCGCTTGTTCTTATTGATATTGCAAAAAAGTACATGAAGTTTATTGGACACGACAAGCCGGAAGAGCGTGTTGGTGTTGTTATGTCGCTTCCAACCCGTGGAGAAGCAGCATCGCCCAAGGTTTCTCTTAATGCATATCGTGTTCTAAAGCAAGTTGGTGGACAGGCAGAGCGCAAGGAAATCTCTCCACTTGTTATCATTGATAACTCCAAGATTGAGAAGATGTACAAGAATCTAACAGTTAAAGAGTTTTGGAATACAATTAATAACACTGTCTCAGGTCTGTTCCATATCTTTAATGTCTTGTCGAAACACGCTTCTCCATACACATCATTTGATCCGACTGACTATGCAACTGTTCTTCGTTGCGGCGGCACAATGGTCATGGGTGTTTCTAAACTTGATCCAATCAAAAGTGATGGCGACAACAAACAACCTTCTCACGAAACCAAGATTTCTGGAGCAATCAAGTCCAACATGGACAAGACCCTGCTTGCCGAGATCGACATCTCGGATGCAACCTATGCGGCTTGCTGTGCAGTTGGTGGCAAGGAAATCATGGAGAACACTCCAGGATTGATGGATAGCCTGTCTTATGGCTTTGATACCCTGTCCTCCCTATGCCCAAAGGCAACCTTGCACCGTGGCATCTACGAGGACGAAAAACCAACTCTTCGCCTCTATACACTTATCTCGGGATTGAATATCCCAAAGAACCGTTTAGAGCAGTTTGCAACAAACATCCGCAAAGAAGAGTTGGAAGGATTCAATAGCAAAGACCCATTCAAAGATAAACAATGATGTAAGGAGTGTGTTATGATTTCTACAGAATTAATTTCGCTTATATGTGGTAGTTTTACAGGGTTTCTTTTCAGATATATGGCAGAAAAGCGTTTAGCAGAGCAAGAAAACTTCAAGAGACTTCTTGAGGCAAATGCCCGTACAACTCAAAATCAGGATAGCGCACTAAAGCGTGTTCCTATTGATGCAGGAAAAGCGGTGCGACAACTGATTGTGCTTGTGGTTCTATTCGGCACAATTATCGCACCCTTTGTCCTGCCTTTTTTTGGTATTGCAACGATTGTTGAAGTGGATCACACTACTCCAGAGTTTTTCTTTGGTCTTGTTCCAGCAAGAACCGATACAATATTTCAATCAGTGTATGGATACCTGTTCACCAAAGAAAATCGTGAGATTCTTATTGGAATAGTTGGATTTTACTTTGGTTCAGCCGCAGGAGGAGGAAAATCATGAAAACACATATAAAAAGCATATTAACAATAACAGGGGTATCTTTGTTATTCTTCCTTTGTTCATGCCAAATCGGCACAGTTCAGGGCCCTCAGATCATTGACAGGACTCCTGATATTATTAGAAAACCCACTCAGAGCCGTTTGAACAATCAAACAATAGTGGATGTTCCAAACGATACAATACTATCAACAGGTATTGGAAAGTTTACTGCCGTGACATTAGAAAACGATACGGTTGGTCAGGTTCGCAATGGAATATTGGATAAAAAGGATGTAACTCTTCCAAAAAACACAGAGATAACTATTCCACCAAATACCCCACTTAGAACGACTTCGCCAATCAAGGTAACAATGGAATCAGGAGCCGAAGTGACTCTTCCTATCGGTACGGAAATAACAACATCAAAATTCAATTGGTATGCAATACTATTCTATTGCTTATTAACTGGAGCAGTTGCTTGGTATTTTATACAGATGAGAAAATCCCTTGATGATGTTCCTGCCGATACCGATACCACAGCACAAGCAGGAAAGATAATACCAAAGGTCAAGGCAAAGGCATCAGTGAAGAAGCAATAGTGTGCTTCTGAAACAAATACTTGCAGATCCAATACGAGTCCGCCACATCTGTGAGCGGACTCATTATTTTATTGGAGCGTGATTGGATATGGTGATGTATATTCCAACCTGTCTCTGCACAGAAGGCATCATAAACCGATTGCTTGTCGGCGTTTCCCTTACCAGTAGCCAATTTCTTTGGCTTACTATTAGAGATGCATTCAAAGTTCATCTTTCCTGACCACATTTTGTATTTGAGTAGACCTGTATTCTCGCCAATCTTGTACACCATTCCTTGTGCAGAGAATGCATATTCCTCTATGCCAATGATATCTTGTTTGGTAAGAAGATCCAATGCCCAATTGGATATCTTGTTGAAGCGATCCATCTCATCCTGCTCCTTGTATATTGGAGCATGGTATCCAATAATATTGGGAGTGATGCGATAAGCATATTTCTTCTTATCGGTTAGGAAGTGTATTTGGCAGTTCTCAGGATACCAAACAGGAGGCAATTCGTTTGTCTCGAAAATACAGATAGCAGGACAGCGAATACTGTAATCTATTCCGACATATCTCATCGCCCACCTCCTTGCGACTACTCTTAGTATTTATACAACAACACCCCCATAAGGGGGTGTCATCGCTTATTTGGATGGAACTATTACTTCTTATTCCAAGGCATTTTTGTTAGTAACCAATCCCATGCCGGCTTTCCAAGATAATCCCATGTGGTCTTACCAAAGAGTGCACCTCCGACGAAAAATGCTATATTGAGTAGTATGCTTTCCATATGTTTATCTCCGATTTTTGTTTTCACCAAAACCATTATATCTGAATTTATTTATATCTTTTTATATAAAAATATCATATAAAATATATCTAACTCCAATTATTGACTAGCAAGGCTAGATCCTGTGAGTTGACGATTCCATCGTTATTGATGTCATGGGGGTTAGCCTTGAAACTAGCGGCTCCCCAATCAGCAAGCAACTCACCCATGTCCTGAGCATTTACCAATCCATCATTGTTGAAATCACCTTGTAGGGCAAGTCCAACGGTGGTATTGGTCAGAGATCCTGTGACATCATTGCCGCCAACGCAGCAGCCATACACAACACAGGAAGCAGGAAACATAGGTCGAAGTGGAAGGTTATCATATAGCACAACATCGGATCGACCCAATCCAACCACCTTGAAGATGAATTTTGCCATCTGAGCAGGTTCGGTGGTTACAATCCATTCATACCCAAGAACTCCATAGCAGTAAAACATTCCATTGCCGTCTTGGGGCGGAACGACTTCATTGCACCAAGTATAATCATTTGCAGGAAAGGTAGAATACCCTTGCATGACTCCCACATGGGAACCAACCAATGATACTCCAAGTAGTTGAAGTCTGGTAGGATCCCATCCAAAGGGGACATCAGCCACTACAAATCGCTGTGGGGTGTTCTCCGCAGATACCATGAGTTGTACCTCAATGATATCGTCTATTGCCACAGCCTGTTGTGGTGCTACCAGCGTAAGATTCAACTTAGCAGTTGGATCGTTTTGTGCTGAAGCCATGCTGGTTAGGCACACCAAGAAGACAAAGAATGATTTAATGTACTGTTGTAGTTTCATTGTTGGTTCCTTTTTGTTTCGAGAATTGTTAAATCTGTGTTTTTTGTACCACCATCATATAGCCAAGCATACCCTTCATTGAGTAGAAGATCATTTAGGCAAATATTATCATCTCCAATAAACTCAGCAAGGATTCTTCCATATTTATCATCTTTTAATGTTCTTATTTTTATTTGTTTTTGTTTCTTCATCCAAGCAGCACAGTATGCCTTTGCTTCCATCCCATATTTCTTTTCTTCCTTATTTTTGGTCAAGGTTTCTGGAGTATCCACCCTACTTAGTCTAAGTCTTTCAATATGAAAGATATTGAAACCCAAGTCGATACAAACATCAACCGTATCCCCATCTATTACCTTTACTATTTCTTTAATTGCATATTCGTACATTGGGTTGTCCTCTTTATTTTGCTGCTAACCATACCTGATTATGTATGTAATCTGTATACAAATAACCCCCTCGGTGAAGAGGGGGTTATCGAAATGTAACTCAACATTTGCGTCATCGTGTGAAGTAAGATGAGGGGCAAGATGAGTAGATACCTTATGTAGTCAAATCCACTACTTCACAACCATTGGCACTACAGGCATAGGTCTGTGAACTTGTAGTCTTGTCTTCCTTTTCATATGTTTTGAGCAACGACCAATCCACATTCTTAGGCATCTTCTCAAGAGCAGCAAGATATTGCTCCCTTGTGCAATCTTGATACGGAGCCTGACGGTACGAATGATCGGAATGAGGCAGAAAAGAAATACCACTAATCTCATCAAAATTCTTATATACAAATGCTCCAACATCCATCCATTCGTGTTCCTTTGTTGTAATCGTAATGGAAGGTTTGTGTTCGCACCAATAACGCTGGTATGCAAGCCACAACTCTAAATGTGCAATGGCTTCAACATCATTTCGTGTCAGGGAACCTTCTGCTTTCATTGGGAAAGAGAACACCATGACATTATCGGGTTTCATTACACACGGCTCTGCGGGGAATCCCAAGTCGATCATCATTTGGCACAGAGGATCTTTACGATCTGCACGAACAGTGCGAATGTAGTATTCGCTGTGTCGGGCATGAATGCCTGATGCAGAATCGGTTAATTGTGAAACAGTTCCGGATGGTTTAACACAAGTGATTGCAGCCGCTGGATTGATGCCGATCTTTTTTGCCCATTCCTTGTTGGTGTCGATTGCCACTTGCTTTAATCCGATGAGAACATCCTTGATGGTGTTGGTGCTTCTCATCATAACATTGTCCATGATGCCTGTAAAGGATACTCCAAGCAGTGCTTCTTCTTCACAGTTCTTTTTCCAATCACTGGACAGGTATGGAAAGTTTGTCAAAGATGCTTGCCATGTGCCAAGAATAGCCGCAAGACGAACCTTACGGGCAAGAGTTTCTGCCGTATCATTGGGACGAATAACAACCTCTGTTAGATTACAGAACTCACGGTCACGAAGAATAATTTCTGAGCACGGATTAGTTCCAAACTCATATGTTGAATCACGACGATCACCCAACTTTGCAACAGTCTTCTGTGCTGCTGCACGATTAAAGATGCCCCGCTCACCACTCTTGGATTTGTACAGGGAAACCCATTCGTCCATGAATACACCGATCTCGGGTTTTTCCTTGTATGCCACAGAGTTGTTTGCTAAGGCTCGTTGGGGATTTGCTTCCCACCATGCTCCTGTTTTTGCTTCTCGCATTCGCTCATCTGTGAGATTTGATAGGCTAATAAGAGCAGATCGACGGACTCCTCCGACCACGACAATCTCCGCAATTTTGCATACGAGGTCATGGCATTCAATTGATGTAAGTTTCCTTCCTGCCGCTCTTCTAAAAGTATCACAGGTGAAGCGGAAAAGATCTTCAAGAGGCTTTGGGCCTGATGCTCTCCCACCAAATGTTTTGAGCCTTGCACCAGAAGGGCGTACTTTAGAGATATCCCATTTTGGAATCTGACCTCCAATGAGCAGGGAGACAAGTTCTTTATAACTCTTAGCCCAACCAGCCTTGCTGTCTTGGACAATAATCGTGGTGTCCGAATCAGTAAATGTTTCAGCGATTGTAGGAAGTTTCTCAACATATTGACGCTCCACGGAAAAGCCCACACCCGTTCCACACATGAGGATGTAGAGTATTTCATCGAATGCACGAACACGATTAATTGCAACATACGAACAGTTGTAGCCAGCGGTATTGTCACGCTTTAGTGCCTCTCCTGCCGTCATTAATGCCCGCATGGAAGGCATTATCTCAAGATTGAGTACGGCATTCTCCAATTCGGAGCGAAGATCAGCAGTCAATTTAAATTTATTATTTTCTTTGAGATTTTCCTCAAAGAAATCAAAGTAACGCTTAACAGTTTCATCCCAATGTTCTCGTCTGCCTTCTTTTTCAAGCCAACGGGAATAACGAGAAATATAAATGAAATGTTGATAAGGCGTAGGAAGAGTTTTTAACATTAGGCGCACTCCTGATTCATATGCGAACAGATATCTATCGTTGCTGTTACCAATTAGATTTTGCTATAAAAGATTATTATAATGTTAGTTCTGAAGTGCTGCCCAAGACTTAGGATAAAGATTCATAAGTATTTTTCCCACTGCTTCGGCATACTCCCTGATTTCCCATTGGGCATGGGAGTCGCTACGCTGCCTGTAGAACCGTCCGTAGGCGGCAAGAGAGCCTGTCCACCACCATTCGGTGTATACTCCCTGTGGCAGTATGAATCGTGCCTGTTCGGGGGCAACTCCTTTTCCGAGAAGCATATGATAAGCATCAAAACACATATCCACAGCAATGCTGTAAGCAATATTGCAATTATTCCAATCATTGCCGTACTCCATGAAATCCTCAGAACCCTGTTTTGCCCCATTTGTGGGTTTTGTACGCCACCTTGGATGATACATCTCTGGCTCAAATGTAACATAACGGCGAGAAATTTCATTTTCCACAAATCCCTGTTTGTGTTTAAAAAATTGTGTGCGAATAGATATTGGAGCCTTGATCCGCAGGGTGATCTGCGGATGTGCAAAAGGTGTCCAATGGTTGTTCTTTGCAAGGTATTGAAGTAATTTTTCATCCTTGTCTGTAAACTCCGTGGCTTCCTTATTGAAAGAAACACGGGCTGCATTCACGACTGTAAGATCATCACCCATGTGACTTACAAGTTCAATAAATCCTTCATTAAGAACATCTATTTTCATCTTATACCTTTTTCCAAAAGTTTATCTTTAGTTTTGCTTCCATTCCCTTGGCTACACAACCATCAATCATTGATATAATATCTTCCTGAGTTCTTCCTGAAAGAACCATATCGTTGATGTCCTTGCCTACAATTCCATCTTTCCAAATGCAGACAGGATACCCAACATCAATGAAACGCTCCATGAGAGCCACAATCTCTGCATTCCTTGGCTCGTTATCCAAGGCAACCACAATATCTGATTGCGCTATCTTTGGATGAATAGAAAAGTTTGATGCTCCCACCATTGCCACAGCATTAGGTAGGAAGAGAGAATCAAGAGGCCCTTCAACAATATATACACGCTTGTTGGCATCACATTCGCTGATGCCGTACCAAAGACGATCAATGGATTTGTCCGCCTTGATCGTCATATAGCGAATATCAGTCTCGCTTTTAATCTCAAGTAATCTTCCCTGTGCTGCAATAATATTACCACTCACATCAAAGAACGGAATAACCAAACGCTTCTCCCGTTTCTTTAGTTCCAAAGAGTCATCCAATCCCATTGCAAACTTACCAAAATCATCGGTATAGAACAGACGATTCCACTTGTCCTTTGGAATCTTGCGCTTGACACAGAACCTTACGGCTGGATGATCCTCTCCCAACTCTATAAGAGGCTGTAGTTCTCCTGTTCCACTAAACACAGGAGCAGGAATGTTTATTTCGGGCTTCTTATAGTTGGAATGCCCCTGTTCTCCATTCTTCCACCGCTCAAGCGAATACTCCTTGGCATATGCAGGAGAAATTTGTGATAGAAAATTATACAGCGTAGAGGAAAACCCACAGTTGTGACACATATAGAAGAAGTCTGCTTTCTTTTGAAAGAAGAATCCCCGTGCCTTGCGCTTGTTCTTGCTTGAATCTCCACAGAGTGGACAGGAGCAGTTTGCAAGACCACTCTTTTTCCACTTAAAATTGCGGAGTTGACCGCTTACAAGATCAATAAATTTTCTATCAATATAGGTGGACATTACCGCCTCTTATTATTCTTTAGATCATCCTTGTGATACAGATCATCGGTATTTTGGTCACCCGAACCAAAATACTTGTTTCCCCAATCTTCCCATTCTTTCAACTCGCTGTCAATTATTACGCTTTTGATTTTACGCTCTGACTTGTCATTTTCTTTTTCGCTCATATCTTCTCCTTGTTAGACTTTCCAACCTTTAAACTTTGAATCATTTTCACGCTTGGCAAACTTCTTTTCCCCACCACCACCAAATGCCTTAAACTGCTGTTTCTGTGGTGAAGGGGTTGTATTTACAATGTCTGCCTGTGCAGATTCCTCTACATCAAATAGTTTCATCTTGGCACGATTGATTCCCACCACAAATCTCTTGTTGTTTGCAGTATCATTGTATCGGTTCTTCAACTGCTTCACCAACACCTGACCCAACTTGTCCATTTCTTCCGTTGTAATCAGGGCAAACATAAAGTCAGCCGTGGCAGGAAGACCGAAAGACTCGGATGTATCCTCAAGACCAACATCGGTGCTTGTAAAGCCTGTACGATTTGTCTGTGTGGCAGAGAAAATCGGAACACCCTGCTCCACGGCAAGACCACGAAGTTCTTCTGCAATCGACTTGATGTATGAATAAGAACCAACAGATGCATTCATCTTGATACGAGCCGATGCACAGATATTCAAATAGTCGATGAATATCACATCAGGCTTAAACCGCTTCTTCAACTTTAGTTCTTCCAACAGGATACGGAAGTGGTTTACATTTGCCGAAGCCGTGGGGTACTCCTTGATGATAAGTTTACCCTGTGTTTTCTCACGAATGCGCTCCATCTTCTTTTCATACGCATCCCGTGGCAAAGCCTTCAGATCATCCAATGCAGTATCCATTAGATTTGCATCTATACGCTCTGCAATACGCTCTTCTGCCATTTCACAGGTGATGTACAGAACATTCTTTCCCAATGAAAGGCAATTTGCTGCATGATGGCACATGAAAAGCGACTTACCTACACCTGTACCCGCCAAACAAATATTGAGTGTCTTCTGAGGAATACCACCATTTGTAATGGTATTGAAATACTCTAAATCGAATGGCAGTCGGGATTCCTTCTTATGATAGAAGTCATATCGGGAGTCGGCATCTTCGATGTAGTCATGTCCAACATGGGAATCGAAGGATACGGCAAGTGCTTTCGAGAGGATATCAGGAAGTGCAGAGGGAGTCTTGCTCGTTGATTTTCCTTCAATGATATGGATGGATTCAAGGATGGCATTGTACAGGCTTTTGTCTTTGCAGAACTTTTCTGTTTCGTCTGTGATCCATTGCTGATTTTGTTTTTCATCGGTTAGTGCCTCTACAATCTCACGGCACTTATTAAACTGCTCTTCCGTAAGGATCTTACTTTCTTTAATAATGATTCCAACTGCCTCTTTTGATGGCAGGGCTGAATACTTTCCTACAAAGTCGCTGATAGAATTAAAAATTGTCTTTTCATTATGATCTGCAAAATATTCTGCCTTGATAAAGGGAAGTACCTTTCGGGTAAATTCCTCATTATATAGCAGATTTTCCAAAATTACTATTTCTATTCGTTTCATTTGCAACCTTCACTAATCCTGATCGAACAAGTCGTTCCGCAATAAACGATACGAAGTTATGCAATTCATCTGTTCGGGGAACCCCGTTAGGGTTCTTAATGATCTCGTAGTCGAAATACAGTTTGCCCTCCAAGGGCTTGTCCTCGTATTGAAACACCGTATACCGATATTCGATTCCTTCAAAGATGCTGCCTCTTAGTCTTATAGCATACCCGATGTCTGGTCGGGATACAATGTCAAAGTCCAGAGTTTCTTTTTGAGACGAATCCATTTTATCCCTCTTTCAACAGGATCTTCTCTGTGACAGGTTCTTCTTCAAGCCCGCCGCCGTATTTGAATTCTTTGGCGACTGCTTCTTCCAATTGCTTCATCACCGTTTCTGTGTAATACTTTTCTGGATTCTCGTTGATTGTTTTTTCAAATGCCGTCTTGCCATCAGGTAATTCAATGCGGGTAGAAATCTTTTTGAAGATGTTGTACTTGATTGCAATGTCGAGCAGCCCATAGTACTTGTTTAGTCCGCTGTCGTAGTTTAATTGCACATCCACCAATTGATTTTCCTTGGTCAGACGGGATTTGTACAATTTACAATGAATAATACTGCCTACTACATCACCTTCTGCATTCTTCTCTTTCTTTTTGGAAAGCATCACAATGGTGGAAGCAGCATACTTCAAACCATCTCCTCCCGACATTTCCTTTGTAGGAACATATGCTCCAATAACACTATAGGTGTGATTAGTCATAATCATAGGAATATTTGCCTTGCCCAACTTCAGCGTGAGAGTGCGGAATGTTGCACGAATGACCTGCGAACGAGTCATATCTCGGGTGTCCTTGCCTTCTGCTGTGTCACGCATTTCTTTGCTCGTCGAAAGCATTCCCAACGAATCAAGAACAATCATAACAGGCTTGCGCTTGGCTTCGGGTTCTTCCAAAATCTTATCAACAATACAAATTGCCTGATGTCGGAAATCTTCAATTGTGGCAACAGGGAAAACGGCAACTCTCTTTGGATCCACACCACGATCAGTAAACATACCCGATGTCACGGCTTGCTCTGAATCAAAGTAGAGAACTACCCCTTCTGCATTGTCTTGCAGAAACTTCGACACGATGCCAAGGGCAAAGTAGGTCTTACCCGTTGCAGACTCCCCCGCCAACGCAAGAATCTTGTTGCTTGCAATACCTCCATACAGGCTACCCGAAAGCAAGGCATTGAACGCATAACTTCCTGTATCCACGAAGCCATTCACATCTGCCTCGACTCCATCGTCCACCACACTCGCATATTTGTTTCCAGAGTTCTTAATGATAGAATCTAAAAATGCCATATTATACCTCTTTCTTCATTCTTTCCAAGTCAGAAATAAGTTGATTATTGTTTTCCACAGCACTAATTATTTGACGAACAACTTCCATTCCCATGTACTTTGACTTGAGAACTGATGTGTGTTCATCACGAAGCCTCCTGCCCTTCTCTTGAAGAAGGGACAGGAGGTATTCGATTTGCATCGGGTTTAATTGAGTAATTTCCATTTAGTCTGCAAGGTGGAGTTTATTTGCAATATTTCCCATTCCAGCACCACTAATGAGTCCGTTGCTTGGAGCAATAATCTTAGAGAAAGCCTTATCAAATTCCGCCTTCAACCGATCTTCTGCGTCAATGGTAAACGCAATAATCTTTTCTGGAAGCAACAGACCTTCCTCTGGATACTTTGCATATGCAAGCCACGGAATCATCTGCATATTCTGTAGACTTACAGGCACAAGCAGTAGTGCCTTGTTAACAAGCCAACCACCATCGGATGGTGTTGCCTCACAAATAAGTTCTTCTCCAGTAGTCAAACGAACAATCTTTACATTATCTTTAGCCATAGTATTTCCTTTCATGGTGTTAGTAGTATGTAGGTGGTTCAATCACAAAACAGCGAGTCAAGTGTATTAGTTTTTTCGGTTTGCCATCCGATGCAATCCAAGATAGCCTTGAGCGGGTCAAGATATGACTTATCAAATTGAGTATTAAAGTCAATGTATTTAGCCAAGCCAAACTCAGAGGGAATGCTGCTCATAAATGCAATAACATTCTCACCAAGTGGATTAGGCATTTTCAAGTATATGAACTTGATCTTGTCGCCTTCATTAATGATCGGATACTTTTTGTCCATCTTTTTATTGCGAAGGTGGTGATTATAAACCAAGGAACCACGCACAGCAATAGGGGTAGACTTTCTGAAAATAGTGGTTGGATCGTGGTAATCCTTTAGACCATTACAAGAACGAGGATAACTGATATCTTCAGGTCTTTGAGCCTTGAATTTATTCTTGAAATCAGAAATATAACTGATGATTTCCTCTTGTGTTCCATTCATAATAATCGAAATGCTATCAGTAAGGGCATCCCGTACAACACGGGGAGTAGAAGAACGACTGGTTTCAATACCCATGATCTTCATCTCAGGCTTCTTTAGAACAACTCCATCCTCACCAATCATAACATTAAGCATATACCGCTTTTTAGCAGTCCAAATGCCCTTGTTTGCAATAGCCTCCCGCTTCATGTGCATCTTGTTCTCGTATGCATTCATCATCGTAGCGAGTTTATCATATTGCTTGTCGATGAACGGCTGTAAGAGTTCTTGTGAAACCTTTTCGAGATACTTTGCAATCTTGGAATCATCGGTTTCATTCGGCATTACACGCTGTACAAGATTCTCTAAGCGAAGGTAAATGGAGTCAGTATCGCTTGCTACAACATAATCATAGTTACCCGTCTTGAATGATGCATTGAGAAATCCATTCAACTGTTCTTCAATCCAACGAATGGAAAGTTGACCAGACACCGTAATGGCTTCAGCCAAATCTAAATCATAATAGCGAAAATATTCGTTGCCTATAGCACCGAATGCAGAATTCAATTGAATCTTACGACATAATTGAAAGTTGTGGAACTTAGAGATATCATTCTCTAACTGACGCTTCTCTGTCTTGGAGAGAGTATCTTTTTGTTCCTTTAGCCTACGCTTACACTCAAGCATCTTTTCCTTGAATACTTTACGCTCCTGATACATTGTATCCATCAGAGCAGGAAGGAATCCTCGGATATCCTTTACAAACGAAACACCGTTTGCAGCCGTGCTATATTCATTGGCTTGATATGCCCCTGACTTGAGTGATTGCAATAAATCATCAATAGGGATGCGCTTCTTTTCCTTGCCCTTGACCTTTGTCTCAGGCGAAATATTAAATTGCATGATTAAGTGAGGATAGAGTGAATCCAAGTCGAAAGATACAACCCATTTATGCATTCCAATAATAGGATCTTTGACATAAGCACCAGCAAACTGCTCAGACTTGTCTTCATCCTTCTTTGGTGGAATAACGATCTTCTGTTCATTCAGATGGTGATAGATGATGGAATCCCAAGTACGAACTTGAGAGAACACTTCGGAGAAGTTCACCTTGGCTGAATATGCAAGAGTAACAGCAAGTTCAAGTAGTTTGAGTTTTTCTTCAAGTCTCTCGACAAGAAAAACATCCTTAATATTATATTCAACAAATGCTTGAAAGTTCTGCTTGTAGAAATCGGACATCTTGTCGTATTCTGCATACGATGCCTTGCGCTCTCCTAACTCTACGAATGCAATATTATCCAACTTATAAGATTCTTGATTTACAAAGGTAAACTTCTTATACAGATCAAGATAATCAAGTGATGTAACACCAACAATATCAAACACCTCGTACATCTTTCCCTTCATGGAGATATCACGGGTCTTTACATCATTCCAAGGGGACAAACGCTTTACCGCATCCTCCCCTATGCGCTTGCCGATTCGGTTCACAAGATATGGAATATCAAAGAGTTGGGTATTCCAACCTGTGACGATATCATAATCCTCGGATCGCCAAAAGTCGATGAATGCCTGTAACATTTCATCTTCGTTGTCGTATTCATATAACTTTACATTCTTCTGATGTGGAACAGCCTTGCCTAATGCAAAGCAGTGGTAAATTCCTTCGCAACCAATGGTGATTACGATTACCTTTTCTTCCGCCCGATTTGGATCAGGGAAGCCATTTTCACATTCAGTCTCAATATCAAGAAAAGCAACCTTCAAGTTAGTGAAATTAAAGTCAATTTCCTTGAAATTTTCTCCAATGAACTGTGCAATATAGTCGGTATTTCCATGAATAGAAAATCCCCCAACACCTTTGTATTGGTTTATAAACTCACGGCAATCCATGATGGTTCCTGGTTGTACAGGTTCCACAGGAATACCATCAAGCGTCTTCCAATTGGAAGCCTTGTTTGCCTTTACAAAGAGTGTTGGTCGGAAATTAGGATCAGCCTGTTGAATACGCCGCTTTCTGCCACCTTCAGTAGCATAGCCACGATACAGGATACGATTCCCACGAACACCGACATTTGTATACTGTTCCAATTAGTCCCTTTCTACGCCAGCGATCCACTTTTCATTAATGATATGCATACCTTCGACTTCATCGCCTTTGAACTCCTTAGAGTCCCAATACACCGTATCTCCAGGCTTGATGTCTTCGGTTAGGGCATCACCAATATCAACCACAGTACTCTTGACATAGCGTCCTGTGTACACATCAGTAAAGATGATACCAGATTCCGTGGTTGTTTCCTTCTTCTTTTCCGTAGTTACAGAAATAAACTTACCGATGGGCTTGAACTTTTCTTTTTCTTCAACTTTCTTTTTCATTTTTATCTCCAATAAATTCATGTGAATAACATAGACGATCTGCGTGTTTCATTTGGTAAGAACCTTCAATCTTAGAGATTCTACGCTTGTAGTCCTGACGATTGATTCCATTCTTGCTTGTGGGCTTCCATAGTGAAGAGTGGTTTCGATATTCGCCCATGCGTGGGTGTGCTGTCTTCGAGAAATATCGGTATCCATCTACCACAAACATGGTGGCAACTGCATCCGAAATCCTAACTCCCAAGCCTAATCCTTGATAATCAGGAAGCACAACGGTTCGGTGTCCCCGCCATGCATTCTTTATTGTTCCGCTTGGGAAAGGAAGGGCAGAAGCGAATCCAATTGGGATTCCATTCCATGTAGCGATCCAACTTCGTGAAGCCTTATTGATGTTTCCGTCGAGATAGTGATGGTGGCGGAACATTGCCCACGCTTCGTATGAACAAGGTAGGATTTCCAAGATGATGTCGGGTCGCCTTTCCAACCCCCTTGTGGTCATCTTGCCTGTGCTGGTGTCAAAGACCCAGTCAGGCTGCAACCACTCAATGATGTCATAGTGACATGATGCGAAAACCAAACCCTTTAATCCCTTTTCATTCACATACTTGCGAATTGAATTTGCACAAGACTTTGCAACATTGCGATCCACAACCGATGTAAACTCATCAACAACGGCTCCATTCTCCAATCGGCGAGCCATATCTGCACGAAACTTCTCTCCAGTAGAAAGAACTTCATATGAGCGCATCCATGATGGAATAGAATTGAATCCAACAGCACCCAACCGCTCCATAGCATCAGCGGCATCACGGAAATGCGAACAGACTGCCTTGTCGTGTTCCCAAGACGGGGGAACTTCCTTACCAAAACGCTTGAGTATGGTGGATTTTCCTGTTCCCGATGGGCCAACAATCAGACCAATGCCAAAATCCTTTGGCAACCTTGGTAAAAAAGGAGGAGTAAATGTACTCACACCATCAAAGGTATAATCAAAAGACGATGAAAGTGTCTTTACAATGTCATCAACGATAACGGTGCATGAGATTTCCGAATCACTCGCCATATGCTGTACCTCGGGTAAAATAATGCTCTTCGCAACGCTTGAATCCAAAACACTCCTGTGCATATTCAAGAATGATGTTCTTGTCGAAACGATTGCAGGAGTAGACATCCAAAGTAATAAAGTGGGTGGGTTCGATGGAATGAATCTGAATTCCGCTTTCAATCAGCGGAACCCATCCACTTACACCAGCCTTTTCTGGATAGAGTTCCTCACCCTTGTTATTTGTTGGGCCATGCATAACAATTGGCTGACTCATTCGGGTCATACCAATCTTGTCAACAAGACGCTCAAGAAACCGATAGGTAAGTTCCATATCGTCGGCGGTTCCTGCCTTGCAATCGTACATATCAAGATAATATGAATATCCAAAACTCATTCAAATACCCCTTCTAATGTTTGTGGTACTTCTTCTTTGATTCGTGCTTCTGCCAACTTAATGTAATCGGGGTTCAGTTCCGTTCCCACAAAGTTTCTATTGTTCTCTAGTGCAACAATAGCGGTAGTTCCCGATCCTGTGAACGGATCAAGAACGGTTCCACCTTCAGGGCATCCCGCAAGGACACACGGTTCGATCAAGTCCTTCGGGAAGGTGGCAAAGTGTGCGCCACGGAACGGTTTGGTTGTAACAGTCCATACAGTTCGCTTGTTGCGACTAATACCATCACCAACTGTTCCAGATGCCACAGTATAACCATCAGTTCTTCCACCGTGATTTCTTTTTCTAACAGCCCGTCCAAGTTCTTTTGTTCGATCAACACTCGTTTTTTCCTTGATTGCGGTATTGTCGTAAAAATATTTCTCATTTTTACTTAACAGAAAAATATATTCGTGTGATTTGGTACAACGATCCGTGACACTTTCTGGCATAGGATTTGGTTTGCTCCATATAATATCCTGACGCAAGTACCACCCGTCTGCTTGGAGGGCGAAGGCAACACGCCACGGGATGCCAACGAGGTCTTTTGATTTAAGACCAAATGGTACTTTGTTGATGGTTTGCATTGCACCCGCCAAATAAGTTGCTTTTTGCCCCACACCCATTTTATCAATACTGTTCATTTTAGATTCAACACCACCACCATTCCTTGCATAACTATCCCCCAAGTTGAGCCACACCGTGCCATCATCACGCAGAATGCGACGAACCTCACGAAACACCGCCACCATGTTCTCAACATACGCTTCAGGGGTTTTCTCTGCGCCCAATTGGGCATCAATTCTTTTTGCGCCACACTTGGGACACACATCACGATGTTGGATGGTGTTTCCAATTTGCTCATCATGTACTCTTGTCCTTGTGCTACCATCTATGTGTTCCCCTACAGAAATCATTGACTTTTTCTGTCGCAACCTTTCTGATAGAGCGGCATCATCTATATGATTGCAAGAGGAATCCCCGCCATCCCATGTCCCCGTACCATAATCACGCAAACCCCAGTAAGGGGGACTGGTAACACAAGTATGAATGCAGCCATCAGGGAGTGTTTTCATTCCTGCAATGCAGTCGCCTTGGATGATTTTATGAGTATTCATTGTGTAGAGTATACCATCAGATGATTTTTGTGTCAAGAGTTTATACAGCATTTTGCTTCAAAAAGCAAATGATCTAAAGTCTCTCTTGAAACATCATATTCATTTTCAAAATGATTTGTTATAGGGGACACATCCATTCCTAATTCAAGATAACCAATATAGTAATTCTTTATCTTGTCATCTGTTTTCACCGAATAAGGAACTCCACGGGGGCGGCGAAAGCGGTGTGACCACCGAAGAAAAGGTAAACACAGGGTTCTGCCTCCTGCTTTCTTGAATTTTTGATGAATATACCACTCTTCTCCACCAAATCCTCTGAAATTAGGATTAAAACCAACCCATGCTTCCTTGCGGCAGGAAAACAAACCCATTCCTTGCATTGGAATTTCAAATGGCTGTGCATTTGGATCTTTTCCACGCTCATCAACCGACCAAACACCATACATCTGATCGCTCCAACGAGGCTCAAGGTGTGTCCATACATCAGGGTGATTTGGTTCTTCGGACAGCAGAGGGCCTTGAAGCAAATCCGTGGTATTCTCGTTGCACTGGTAGTAGATAAGAAGTTTTGTTAGTGCGCCACTCTCTATCAGGACATGGGAATCCATGCACAGCACATACGGAGTCTCGGCATTTTCAAAGATCAATTCCTTCACAGTGGTTGCCTGATATTCTGAAAAAGGAATATAGGTTGCGCCGATCTGTGCAGCATATTGCTTGGTCTGTTCTCCGTGTCGGCTGTGTGGATTGTTGTCCACAATCAGCAACTTTATGTAAGGCAGCACTTCTTTATGGTACATAAGAATGGATTGTGTAGAAAAGAACACCCCATCAAAATCATCATAACAAGCCATGCCTATTGTGAGTAACCCCTTGTCACGAAAGGGGTTACTTTTTGTTTGACCACAGCAAGGAGATTGTTTGCCACAACAACTCACTGCTTCTGAGTCTTGCCTTTGTTGTAAGCAGAGAAAAGAACACAGTAGTTGATGATGTCAATAATGGCATCCTCATAACTTTCGTTATCTACCGTTAGTTTTCCTGCACTTGCAAAGGTGGAAAGACGGGACAACTTGTCGGTTAGACGCACAAGAAATCCTGCCTCAGTTGAACAGATTCCCATAGCCTCACAACGCTCAAAGTTTGCAAACGGGGTTTCTCCGCTGTTTCCTGCATAATCATGGTTTTTCTTCTTCATCAATTCCAAGCCAGCATTGCATATATCGACATGGTGCTTGAGCAAATCTTCACGATTCATTATGAAACTCCTGTTGATCCAAATCCACCATTGCGGTCACTTTTCCGATGTGGTGCTTCCTGTATATAGGAGAGTGGGGCTTGCTTCCAATTGAAAACTACTTCTGCCTGAGCAATACGATCACCGTGTTTTACTACCAATTCCTTGTCGGAATGATTTATCATTGGAACAAAGACCTCTTCCACATAGTCGCTATCCACAATACCAAGTCCGTTTGTCATTGCAAATCCTTTCTTTACCGAAAGACCTGATCGTGAATATATCTTCACATGGTGTTCTTTTTCGATATCAAAGATCATGCCTGTAGGAATCAGCACACGGCATCGTGGTGGTATCCTTATAATGACATCATCGTTTTCGTCCCTCAAGCAGAGATAGACTACAGGCTCGTTATTTGGATAGAATCCATTTACTGAGGGGCGATCAGCAAGACAGGCTGCCAAATCAAAACAGGCTGCTTCTCCAGTAGCATAAGAAACGGTCGGAACCATTTCATTCATTTTATATATTCTCAAATCCATTATGTGGTTCCTATTTTAGTAGACTCCACCGTCTAACAGGGCGGTATCGGACAAAGATACCATGTATGTATTGCCACTTTGACTGATGTTGATGTTAAAACCAGCAGTAATGCCTACAGCACCTGTCGAGCCATTGAATGTAATTACATAATCTCCAACTGAACCAGTAGCACCAGTGTTGCCAGTAGCACCAATGTTACCCAAAAGTGGAGTAGAATAAACTGTCCACGAATCACCAGTCCACTTCCAAGAAGAAGTGCCAAAGGTATAAATATCATTCACTGATGGGGGTGGAGATGAAGGGAAATCTAATGGCATCTATTATCCTTTATCACACATCTGTCGATCCAACAAACTCTCCATCAGTAATTGATTTGGCATATGATCAATAATCAACTAGTATGCGAGATATTTAGTTAAAATCAGACATCTTCTGCGTCAAGGAATATTGGATTATATCCCTTTATATAAAGGTATGCTTCATGAATGATGTCTATTCCTTCGGGTTGCATAACAATAGCAGAAAAGTATTGTAATGCCAACTCTCCCGATGCATTAGTAATCCTACTCAGTAATGGTTTTTTACCACTATCTCGGGCTTCTGTTGAAATATATCCAACCATAATGATTTCAATATTATTGGTGATCCAATTGGAATTTATCTCGGATATCTTCCAATATTCCGCATAGACTCCAGTATCATCTTCTGTATAGATTTTCTTTAATAGTGCCATTGTTGTTTCCTTGTATCACCAGAACTTAAGAGTGCGCCACATTTCAAATC